GCGGGGAGGCAAATGGGTGCCCCACCGGGGACTCCCCCTACCCGTCGGTAGGTTCGGGGTTGATCGACTCGTCTGTGCCCACCCGGAGCACCGTCACCCCTCCCGATCGGGCAGAGGCGAGGAGCGCGGGCCAGCTCTCGGCGAACAGGTGGCCGCAGCGGACGTACACCCATGTGTCGGCGGTGGACTGCTCGAACTCCCATCCGCCGTACTTGCCACCGTTGACCCGGACCCGGGAACCGAAGGGTGGCTGGACCGGCATCACCAACCCGTCGCCAACCTGTACCCCGCCGCGTGTGCTCCACTCGGCGAGGTAGTCGAGGACGGTGTGTGGTGGACGTGTCATCACCCCTCCTCGCCATCGCCACGGTCGAGCCTTGCCTGCGCCCTGTCGATGCGGGCTCGGGCCTCGTCGAACATCCCGCGCACCACATAGGTCGGGAGGTCGTCGTCGGACACCACGGCTCGCACTTCGCCTCCGCCAGAGGTTCGGGTGGCGGCGAGAACTACCCAGTTGGTGACGACCTCGCCCGATCCGGTCAGGTGTTCCAGGTGGGCGCGGATGGCGGTATCGAGGTCGGCGTGGGTGGAGCGCTGGTCAGCCATGCCCACCGCCCTTGGCGTGCCACTGCTGTTCGAACGAGGCGTAGATCTCCCCGTAGATGTACGCGAAGTCTTCCTCGCGGATGCCGACGTCCTTGCCGAGTCGGATGTCCGGCTTGACGTTCATGCGGTAGACGGCGGCGGCTGCGTGCACCAGTTCGTGGGCCACGATCTCCGCGGTGATGTGACCCTCGGCCAGGCGCACCAGGCCTGCGTAGCCGTTGCCCGGCCACACCGGGTTGCCCTCGTCGTCCCTGCCGTAGCAGGTCGGTTGCCAGCACGCCCATGTCTCGGCGTCCACCGCGGGGTCGGCGCTGGCCGGGTTGAGCTTGGTCTTCGCCGCCCGCAGGTCTTCGACCGTGTCGTGGATGCGGACCCAGCACCAGCGACGGGGGCCGATGCGGTCGGTGGAGATGGTGAAGCTACGCATCGCCGGACATCGGGACGACGGGGCCATCACGGAAGCAGTCGATGGCGTGCCTCAACTCCGGGCCGGGCTCGCCGTTGAAGACCCACCGACGCGGGTACACCAGGTATGCGAGCACCGTCTGCCTGTCCTTGAGGACCTGCTCCGCTTCGGCCAGTCGCTCTGCCTCGGTCATCTGGTTCCAGAGGTGGATGTACCGGCCGGGAGTGAGGTGGGTGCCGGGCTCTGTCGGTGTCGGGTCTGCGCCTGCGGTGAGGCGGGCGATAGCCTCTTCGGGCGTCTGGGTCATGGCGGTGACTCCACGGCTAGAGGGTCAGACGATGGGCGGCGAGGATGGCCTGTGCCGCGTTCCAGGCTGCGACGACGTCCCTGCCGAGCAGGTGCTTCCATCCCTGCCCGATGGCGCGGGCCTCGGCAGCTCGGAGCCAGAGGGAGATGGGTTCGCGGAGCGCTGCGGGCTGGACGAGGTCGAGGTGAGCGACGGCCTCGTGCAGGTCGGCGAGGAACGCCTGGACGGTGACGCCGTCGAGTTGGTGGTCCATCCCAGTCATCACCACCTCCGGTGTGCGGCGAAGGTGTGGGAGCCGAACGCCACGTAGACGCCGGACCTGACGTCGGGCGCGGGCGTGTAGGTCAGTCCCGGCTTCGGGCGGGAGACCAGCACCGGGCCTACCGCGAACCACGGCCGGTCGTAGGAGGTGTCGCGGTAGTGGGTGAAGTAGCGGCGGAGGTTCGTCACGGCTGCGGCTCCACAAGGAGGACGACGGCGAGGAAGGCGAGCGAGGCGGCGAACCACCGGTTCGCACCGGCTTGGTCCCCGTGGTGCCGGTCGATGAGTGCCATGGCGATGCTGACGACTTGACCGGCGAACGCCATGGCTTCGAGCCATCCGACCGGGCTCACGAAGCCCGCTCCGTCTGCTCGGCGATGGTGGTCCACGTGGGGCAGGGCCACTCGTGGTGGACCTCTCCGGACTCGCCGTACGGGTCGTCCTCCCAGTAGGTGGGGCAGCCGTGACACTCGGCGTACTGCTTGCCCCCGACTTCGATCGTGTGCGGGCCGTGGGCTTCGAGCAGAGCCGACACCACACGGTGGTCGCGGTACTCGTCGAATAGTGCGACGTGGCGGGCGATGGAGTGGCCCAGTGCCTGGCGTCGCTCGGCTTCCTGACGCGCCGCTTCCCTGCCCCAGCGCTTCCGGTCCTCGGGAGTCGGACCCTCGGCGAGGCGACGCATGATCTCGGCGTGACCCGGACTTGCGAACGGGATGTACGACTCGGGCTCGCCCTGATGGCTGTCGCCGATGATGCGCCACGTCTGCGGCGGGACGATGTGTCCGTCCGCTGGCGACCGTGGATCGAGTGACCGCAGGACGTCCGCAGTGGTCGGGCCGTTCGGGTCGAACATGTGGACCTGCTCGAAGCCGTGCTCGTTCTCCATCTGCCGGGTGAACTGCCGGACGGCTTCGAGGAACGGCTTCATGCCTTCGGGCTCGGTCACGGCTACACCTCCACGCCGTAGGCGGAGAAGAGCAGCAGCATCGTGGAGCAGAAGCCCTTGCGTCCGTCCATGCAGATGCCGCACTCTCCGGCATCGGTGGTGGCGTGGAGGCGGATCATCTGCCGGTCCGCTTCGCAGCGCCTGATGATCGCAGCCGGGTCGTGTCGGGCGATGTGACGCGCTGGCCCCACTTCCTGCCCGGCCTCGTCCACGTGTACCACCCAATGCGGCGACGCACCGGCCACGCGGCCGGGGTAGGGCAACCAGCGGTACTCCTCTACCGACGTTAGGTCGACCGCTCCGCCGTCCTCTACATCCTCCCCAAGATACTCGTTGACCGTCATGTCGACGGGCAACATGTACTTGGAGCAATGTCGGTAGCCGTGCACCCAGTGCCAGTGCTCGCCGGTTGCCGGGGCGTCGTCGTGGCCGGCGGAGCGAGCGATGCGTTCGGTTTCGTCGATGACTTCGAGTAGGCGGTCTTCGGCCGCGATGTGCTCGACCATCACGCCACCCCGTACGCGGTGGCGAGGTCACGGATCACGGACCGCATGACCATCCACGCGTCGGCGTGAAGGTCGGAGGACTCCGCCGTCAGGCGGTAGGCCGCCACGATCCGGCGGTCGGCGTCGCAGCGGCGCAGAACCGCGTTCGGGTCGTTGTCGGCGAGGAACGGGAACAGGGTCGCCTTGCCGTTGCGGCGCGGCAGGATGAGTACGGTCCGTGCGGCCTCGGCCTTGGACGCCTTGGCTTCGATCGCCTCGGTCAGGCGGGCGAGGAGGTCATCAGTGACAGGTGGTGCGTAGGACGGCATGGTGGCGGCTCCATGAGGTGAGGGTCAGGCGGAGATCGGCGACGTCGAGCGAGTGACCGAGACCGGGTCGAACCGGGACGGGAACAAGTACGCGCGGTGTGAAATCAGTTTGGCGTCCGGCCCAAAGTTGCGGATTCTGCGGTTGGCAGCGCGGGTTCGTCGCCACATGTCGATGCGCCAGAAGCGAGGGAAACGTGGCCGGGTGTAGTTCCGGGATCGGTGGCGTCCGACGTGGAATCGGCGGCGTTGGCAGCGCCAGTCGGGTATGTAGCCCTGCGGCACAGCGTGGTGGCAGGTGCCCATTGGTCCTCCTCGGCGGAAGGGGCGATCAGGTGGCGAGCCACGCCTTGAGCAGGCGGCTCAGCTTCTTGGCGTTGCGTCGCGGTACACGGGCACCGCAGCAGGAGGTGTAGACGTAGAGGCCGTTCGGGGTGAACTCGAACAGGACGGTGTGGTGGCCGGAGCGGAGTCGGAACCGCTTGGTCACGGTCGCCACTCCGGGCGATAGCCGGGGCGGTGGCGGTAGGCCAGGGTCAACGCGTCTACGGCAGCACCGAGTCCACACAGGGTGAGGTAGTCGCCGTCCTCCATCTCGGCGTCGTATGAGTCGAGAATGGCGGTGTGAGCTTCACACTGGGCGAGGACGGCGCGGGGGCTGTGCAGCTGCCAGTGGCGATCGAGCCCCGTCGGCGGCGGGTACCAACCGGCGTCTTCCAGTTTGCCGGACGGTCGCCACTTCTCCCAGTCGGCGTCGCGGTGGTCGTCCTCGTCGCCCCACTCGGCACGGGCAGCAAGCGCCGCCTTCTTTGTCTCCGCAATCTGCTCGCGAAGCCAGTTGATCTGATCGAGCATGGTGTGACTCCTCGGCGGAAGGGTCGGAGGGAAGATCGTGCTCACCGGACAGGATTTGAACCTGCGCTTCCGCCCCTCGGTCGTCCATCTCTGTCCGACCGAGCGAGTGGCGTCCTGGGCCGCTAAACGACCGGTGAACTCTTAGGCGTGCACCCTTGTGCGCTGGCGCATCCCGTAGGGGTGATCGCGGGCGAGCGGAGGGTTCTCAACCTCGACGCAATGGCGACTGTCCACGGCCCACACCGCGCCGCCTTCCAGCCGTACCAGCAACCAGCCCGGTCGTTCGTTGCCGACGACCGTCACCGGCATGTGGCGGTGCCGCGTCAGGTAGTAGAGGACCCGGCGCCCTTCGGGAAAGGTCTTCGGAGTGCGCAGGTCCGGATGGGTGCAGTTGGCGCACCTGTTCACGGGCATCGGCGCACCTCCTTCGCTACCTCGATGCCGGTTCACTCACATAGGTCGGGGTGACACCGTCAGCGGGCACAACATCTTCGACCAACCAGTAGGTCTTCCCGCCGTCATGGGACATGGCACGGGAGTGGCGAAGGTTCTGCCACCACGGCGACCCGCTCATCTCCGAGCGATCGATCCACTCGTTGGGGTCGTCCGTGATCGGCGAGAGGGGTTCGAAGCGGAGTAGGCGTTCGAGGTACGCGATCGCGTACGGGGCGGAGCCGCCGGAGTGTCCGCAGTCGGCGAACGCCTGGACCACGGCGACGATGCCGTCGATGGTGTCCGGATCTTCGCCGAGGCGCTGGAGTTCGCGTCGGGCGTGGGCGACGAGATTGCTGTCGGTGGACGTGATGGCGGCGGTCATCGGGCACCTTTCCTGGAGTTACAAGATCGACAAAGAGGCGTGAGCGGTTGCATCGGGTCTCCACCGCGTGCGATGGGCACCGGGTCGTCGGCGGTCAGCTCGGACGGGAACACCTCGTGCGGCTCGCGGCCGTAGCCCGGACACCAGCCCATCCCGTCGTGCTCTTCGACGTGGGCATCAATCGTCGCCTTCCGGTGCCGCCGGACCTCGGGTGTCCGTGCCCGGTTGGTGGGTGAGGCGAGGCGACGTGACCGCTCGTGCCGGGCGTGGCACTTCTCGATGCAGTAGCCGGACGGGGTGGACTTGTTGTTGCAGCCCGGGGTGGAGCACCGCTTCGTGGCCCGCTGAGGCATGGCTTCACCGCCGGAGTGCGTAAACCTTCTCGCCGCCGAGTAGCGGTGCGCCCTCGGGGCCCTTGATGTGGGGGGCGATCCAGACCGGGCGGTGGACTTGACGGGTGGCGTACCACTGCTGACGCCAGTGGCCACGGACGATCCACTGGTGGTGGTAGTCGCGGGTCGACTCCGAATCGCCTGCGGACCCAGGGGGCCGACGCAGGGTGATCACTCGAACCTGACGCGGCTCAACTCCCTGACGGGCCAGCCTGCGGACGGACGCGCGGTCGTACCGAGCATTGGCCACGCCGCAAAGCGTCTGCCCCATCAGCAGCCATGTCGTCTTCAGCACCCGGAGGTAGTGCAACTCCTCGTCTCCGAGGTACGCCCCTTCCCCCAGAACGCTGATCCCGCTGTCGACTCGGTCGCGGTCGAGTGGAACGGTCACGGTGTGGAAGACGCTCAGGCGGGTGAGGATCGAACCCCGATCTTTCCCCACCACATCCGCATACAACGCGCTGTCTGACAGGAGGTGGACCGTGAGAAGCCCTGGGGATTCTTCGCCCCACACGACCCCACGGACTGCCAGGCCCGTACCGGATGGGGTCGGCATGTCGCGTTCGAAGACAAGCAAGCCGCGCGGCGTCGGGATGTCCTCGCGAGCGAGATCGAAGTGCGGTAGCCCACTGGCGGCTGCTTCAGCCAAAGAGGCCATGTCGGCGGCGACGAAGTACAGGTCCGCCTCACGGAGACTGCGCATCAGGCCGTGCCAGTAGAACATGGCATTTCGTGCCTCAGTGGTGGCTCCGAGCATCGCCTTGACTACCGCCTCCTGCCTTGCTTGTGCTTCGGGCAGGTCGCCAAGGTGTGCCATCTCGAAGCGGAACGCGGGCAGGTCAACCGGTCTGATCTCCATCGGATCTCCCATGAGGTGCGGAGACCCCGACACATGGGTACGCCGGGGTCTCCTGCCTGCGGGAGCTACCCGCAGGGTGTTTGCTTCCGCGAGTGCGGAAAGTTCGCTGGTGGTACTCGATTCAGACGCCCGAACCGGCAGGCGTGAGACCCATCAGGTCGCGACGCTCGTCCAGTAGCCGGTCGACGTGTTCGGACCACAGTCCGGCCAGCATGTGCTCGCCGAGCCTGCGGTACTCACGTCCGGCCAGGTGCGCGGTGATCAGGGCGTCGTCGACCTCGGCCAGAGTCCTCACCGTCATGACCCCTCACGCCGCCGAGCGGATCTCCAGGTCCACCCAGTAGCCGCCGCCCGAACCCGAGGTGCTCGGGGCGTTGGTGATCGCACCCGTCGAGAACACGCCCTGACCGCCCGCGTCGGCATCGCTGTAGGCCCGCAACGGGCCGGCGATGATGCCGCCCGTACCCGGCCCGCTCCCCCAGTAGGAGGAGGTGAACGGGAACCTGACCGGAAAGTGGACGGTCGGGATGTACACGGCACCCGTCATCGGACCGGTCGCGACGTCCAGTGCGACCGGGGTGGGGAGTTCGGCGAACACCCAGCCCTCGAACCCGGACTCGAAGGAGAACGTCACGTCGGATCCGACCTGGGTGTAGGTGGAGCCGTCCTTGCGCCACAACCTGCCGGTGATCACGCCGGCGACGTCGGCGACCTTCCAGAACGCGATGCGGGTCGCCTCGGCCGCCGCGGTCACCTGGACCTTGGTGCCGAGGTTGATGGCCCCCGCGTCCACCGCGGAGGTGGCGGGACCCGTCACGGCGTCCCACAGCCTGTAGAGGTTCACCGCCGGTGCGTTGGGGCTGGCCAGTCGGGTTGCGGGGCTGTCATGGTTGGGTCCGTAGATCGCCACGGGCGAGTTCGTGCCGGATGGGCCGATGACGTACAACGAGCTGGATCCGCCGCCCGGTCCGATGCCGATGCCGGTCGGCGAGGGCGGCTCGGAGTTGATCCGGCCCAGGAAGCCGACTTCGCCGTTGAGCACGCCGTCCGCGTCGTTGACGTGCGCGCCCGCCGTCGGGGCGTAGATCCACGGCGTCAGCCCGTTGTAGGCGTAGTCCTCGATGTCCAGGTAGCCGATGACACCTGTCCAGCCGGGGATCGGCACCACACCGCCGTCAGGGCCGGCCCCGGACGGGGCGTAGCCCGAGATGCCCCAAGGGCACTGTTCGAGCTTCACGTGGTGCACGATGCCGTTGTGCGAGCAGGGCCGGCGGACCGCGAGGCCGATCTTGCAGCGGAGCGGGATGATGCTGTCCGCACGGAGATGCTCGGTCAGCACACCGCCCGTGTAGTGGCCCTCCACCACCAACCGGCCCACGTCGACCACGACGTTGTTGTTGCTCCTCGGCAAGAGGACGGCCGCGCCGGTGGGGTGGGTCGGTTCGGGGATGTCGTCCAGGACCGCGTCCACGTCCACGCGGACGTCGCCCAGGCGCACCGTGGAGCACTGCTCAAGGTTCAACGCGCAGAGGCTCGGGTCGACCGGCTGCCGGATGATGAGTCGGTCGACGGTGAAGTGGACGTTGCTGAACGTGTTGCCGCTGCTATCGGTCATGTCGGAGTCGGTGGCGCCGACGATGCTCGGCAGGCCGTCTGTGTCCGACCACGTGAACGGCGTCGAGTAGTCCACCCGCAGCACCGACGCGGTCTGCACCTGGCCGGGAGAGCCGCCCAGATCCGCCGCGCGCACCACGTACGGCTCCCCGACACCCAGGAGACCGTAGGAGAGCTTCGTGAGCGCCCTGGACCGCATGGGGATCGGGAACAGGGCCCTGGCTTCGTCCGCGCTCACGGTGAGCCTGCCGCCCACCGCAGCGTTCGCCCGGTACGACACGGCGCGCGGGAAGTACACCAGCCCACCGACAGGGGAGGCGAGCATCGCATCCCAGGCGGCACGGATCGCCGGGTAGTCGTCAGTGACGTTGTCCCCGACCGCGCCGTAGGTTTCGACGTTGAACAGAGGGAGCGTCCCTGCGCCGCCACCGGAGCCGCCTGCCGGTGCGCCGATCAGGTCCGCGTAGTCACCGGAGAACGCGACCGCGGCCAGCTCCGGGGTACCGGCAGGAACAGCCGCGGACTCGGAGGTGATGACCAGTCGGTACGAGTCCGGCTCGAACGGAACCTCCGGGTCCAGGTCGGTCTTGTAGTACACCCGGTACCAGCCCGGAGTGAGGGCGCCGACGTCGGAATCCGGGCCTACCAGCACGCGGGCACGCCTGCGGCCGTTGGTCCACGTCTCCCCCGGCACCCACTCCGCCACGATCAGGTCGCTGTCACCGGCAGGGGTGCCTACGGGTTTGACCGCCATCCACACCGGATCGCTGGACGGGTCGGTGGAGCTGGGGACCATGGCGTAGACGTACTTGGTGGACAGGCGGTACATGCGGACGTCGGTCACGAGGGACCTCCTCCGCGTGAAGTTGTTGTCCGGTCGAGCCCTCACCCAAGGGAGGGGCACCAATGCCAACGGTTCCCGCAGGGGCCTGAACCGGGCGGCGCAGCAGTTGGCGTGCCGCGCTGTCGGTGGTGTCCCTGACGCTCCCCCGGATCAAGGCTCGACCGGGAAGTAAGTGGGCCACGACCCCGAGCACACCGCCGCCGCTGGTGCTCAAGAGGTCGTGGCCGGTATCCCCAACCGCGAGGGTCGGGGAGTTAGGCGACGGTCCGTTGCGGCCTGAAGCGTGCCGCCCGGTCTCCGCCTTGCCGGTGCGCCCGGTACTGCCGAAGCAGAACGGTCCCGCTGGCCGACTCGTTCTTGGGTGGGCGCATCCGGCCAGGGCGTGTACCCCTGGGCTGTCCGGACACTGCATCAGCACTTCCGAATGCGCCTCGTAGCGAGGGCAGGATTTGAACCTGCGACCTCTGGGTTATGAGCCCAGCGAGCTGACCGAGCTGCTCCACCTCGCGTTGATGCTCGACGGGGTGCGCGACCACGTCGAGCGGTGCCGGCCGCGACGCCGGGAGGACGTCCGCAAACGGTCCCGAAGGACATTCACTTGTACGCCGCTGGCTGTACCGGAGGCCGGGTGCCACGGTTGCCCGTGGCAGACAGCGGACGACTGGGGGATGCACAAAACCCCCGGACCGGAGTCACGGGGATTGGGGCTGGACGACGGTTTTCCGTCGCAGTCGGGCGAACCTCGAAGACTCAGAACCCGACGCTATCGAAGATAGGCGGTCACTTTGCCTTCGTCAACTCGGGGGCTACGCAGCCTGACTCGTACGCCGGACGTACCGGCCGGTGATGGCGTCCAACACCTCGCCGACCCGGAACAGTCGGCCCGCCACCGGGTCCTTGCGGGGCACCCATGGGCGGACGAACCAGCCGTTCACGTCCGTCACACCCGCGCCCGAATCGTCCTCGGTTAATTCGACGTAGGCGGCGATGCGCTTGCGTCGCAGAAGGCTGCGGAGCATGTCCGCGGTGACCCGCTCACCGTTGGCGCGGACGAGGCCGACCAGGAGGCCGATCTCCACGTACCGCACCTCAGCAGCCGCGCTCAGCACGTCCTGCCTCTCGCCAACGTCGTGGATCGTGGAGCAGGCGGGGCAGCGCTTCTCCCAATCCCCTTCGCGGGCGAACAGCTTCTCCGGGCACTGCTCGAACACCCCATCCACTTCGATGGGGGCGGAGCAGATGCCGATGTAGACCTTGCCCGGAGCGGAGTCCACCGCCCGCCACGCGAGCCGGATCGTCTCCCGGACCTGGTCGTACAACTCGTCGGCGGCGCGGTGGAGAGCGATCCACGTCGGGTGGCGCATCAGCCAGCGCGAGGCGGCCAGCACGCCCGGGTTCAGGTCGAGCGGCGGGATCGTGCCGTCTTCGTCGTGGACGGCGTTGGCCTCCCACAGGTCGCGGCACCACGAGACGAGGCGGTCTCGGAGCAGGAGCTTGGACTCGGTAGCGGCGAGGTTGATCGGCATCGGCTGCTCGTCACCGCCGTTGGACACGAAGCCGACGCTCGCCCCGCCGATCTTGTCGCACCGGGAGATGGTGGTGTCCAGCTCTTCCACGAGGGCGGCGCAGTTACCCAGGTCCCGCAGTAGGTTGCCGAGACAGCCGCTCACGGCCCGCTCGTCGCCGCACAGGAACCGATCGGTCTGCGCACCGCAGACGACACACGTGCTGACGGTCTGCGCAGACATCCAGGCCTCCCGGTCCACTGTGGCTGTACGGGTAGTGTGAGCGATCTAGAGGCAGATGCAAGTCCGCAGGTCAGAGACCTAGAGCATGCTTCAGGTTGCTCCACCGTCGGCGACGAGCGGGATGTTGAGTCCGCACAAGGAACGGGCTTGGCGGAGCCAGCCGCCAGCCCACCCACGGGATGCGGACCCACTGCCGTCCTTGCGGGTCCGTGTAGCCCTCTTCCGCGCACGGTCCGACGTACTCGTTGAACTCGTATCCTTCGTGGTCGATGGCGGTGATGATGTCAATCACGACGTCCACTCCCCCAAGTACCGGCGCAGCTCCTCGACAGCGTGAGCCGCCGCGGATTCGGGCGTGAGCCTGTACCCGCAGCGGCAGTCACCGATGGCGGCGTGAGCCACCTGCGAATCGGCGTAGTCCCTGCCCCAGCGGATCCGCTCGTCTTGGATTGGGTGCGCCTCGGCCAGATATCGGGCCCACTCGACGTCCAGCACCACCTGACATGCAGGACAGGATGCGTTATCCGGGTGCTGACGCAACCACCACCGGGTGCCCGCGTCGAAACGCTCCCACAGTTGCCGAGCCCACTCCTCCGGAGACGGGCGCAGGAAGTCGTCCTTCCTGCGGACCCTCGGCCACCTGGCAGCGGACACATCGGCGGGCGGGTCGGCGGGCGGGTCGAGATGGCGGTCCAGCCACCGCCACAGACTGTTGTTCACTCCGTCGCCTCCTTCCAGGCTGTACGGGTGATGGTGACCTTCCTGGACTCGAACGTCACGTCGGTCCAGCCGCGTTCGCCCGACCTCTCGAAGATGGTCCGCAGCGAAGCGACCCGCTCGGGGTCGCGGAACGTCAGGTCGTAGAACGGGAAGTCGCCGGGCGGCTGACCGCGTAGGCGCCACTCCGTGTAGGTCTCGGTGTCGTCGGGTTCGGCGTCATCGTCCGTCCAGTGGGTCACCGACTCATTGGCGGGCCGGGTGGTGATGCGCCGCCCGAACACCTTCTCCTCGCGCTCCCCCGGCGTCATGGCGTTCCACCTTCGCGTATCGCGTCGAATCCAAAACCAAAACAACACGCCGAACACCAACGCGCTACCGCCCGCGAGGACACCCCACTGGGTCCACGTCAGGTCGTACGGTCCGGTCATGCCGCTCACCAGACCATGCTGATCAGGTTCGCCCACGACTTGCCCTCGTCGTCCACCAGGAGCATCTGCATCACCGGCATGTCTCCGTGCATCTCGAACGTCGGGCGGACCCGCAACGGCCCTTGGAGCCCCTGCGTCACGCACTGCACCGTCCCCGCATAAGACTCACCGGTCCACAGTATGGAGGTCTCCCCCGTCTCGGAGTCGATGTTCAGTACCACGTGGGCGGCGATGGGCAAGGTGCCGTCGTCGCGCCACAGCTGCTGGGGGACAGTGTTCATCCGCTGCCAGGCCTGGTCCTCGGTCACGATCCGGTCGGCGTTCTGGAGCATGTCCAAGAAGGTCGGGTCGCTCACGTCGTCTCCGATCCGGCCTCTGCGGCCTCTTCCCTGAGGGTGTCGATCGCGTACTGCGGCACGTTGTAGCCCAGCGCACGCAGCGACTCCAACCGGTCGGCGCACTCGCCCGGCGTGCCGTCGTTGAAGTTGTCGCCGTCGTGGGGCAGGCCGATCGGCACCAACTCCGCCGCGTCGCGCATCGCGGTCACGATCTGGTGGCGTTCTAACCACGCGTCCGGCGATGCGGTGTCGCCCCGTACGGTCTCGACCGGCGGAGGCAGCGGCTCAAGGTAGGCGACGCGGCGGTTGGCCACGTGGGTGGTCCACCCTCCGCGCACGTCTTCGTACACGTACACGTCCGACTGGAAGTCGTCCGAGGACCAACGGCAGTAGCTCACTCGGTCACCTCACGGGCGATCTCGTCCGCCTCTTCCTCGGTCAGCGCATACCCGCCGACCTTGACGCACTCCACCGAGCAGTCGCCCTCGGAGTTCGCGTACCGCATGAACCGCACCGCCTCCCAGAGGTTGTCGAAGGATGCGTCCTCCCTGCGTTCGCCGTGTGACCACACGACGGCCACCGGAACGACACGCGGGCCGTTGACCAGCACCTTGAGGTGCCTCTGCCGTTCGCGGAGGAGTCGGAGTTCGTCTTCTACAGCGGCAAGTTCAACGCGGGGATCGTTCACTCGGTCACCTCCCGTACCTCTGCGACCGCTTCCAGCCGCCGAGGCGGATCGGCCTCGGGGGACCACCGCGCGAAGAGTCCACTGAACGCGCTGGCCCAGTCCGCGGCTTCGATCCTGACGAGGGACCGCATGGTCGTGCTGAGTATGAACTCGCGCCTACTGACGCGGATCCGGCGCGGGTCGGCGACCCACTGATCCCACGGGTCATCGACGCGTTCTTCGAGTTCGGCTTGGGTCAGGTCTTTGCTGGCGAACAGCACAACGCGACCGGGCTGGGGCTCGAATCCACACATGACCCAAGCGGGGGTGAGGTCATCCATGGCCCCGCTCCTCACTGACGAACTCACGGAAACGCTCGGACACCCGGTCGTACACCTCTTCGCGGATGCTGTTGACGAAGCCCTGCATCGCGGCGGCGCACTCCTCTGCGACGTCCACGGTGTTCGGGACGCCACGGCGGTGCAGGACGCCTACGAGCTCCCGAGTCATCGCGGGACGCCAGTCGGCCAAGTCGGTCATCCGGCCACGTCCAATCCATAGCCTCGCGCGAGGTTCAGCAGCGTCTCGGCAGCCAGTGTGACGGCCAGCGATTGCGGATGGTCCTTGAGTAGCCCCGGTTCACCGTAACGACTCAGGTCGAGATCGCCGGCCACCTCGATGCACCACTCCACGATGCCCCGGTCAGCAGTGCAGCGGCGGAGGGCGGAGGAGGGGTCGTTGTCGTTCAAGAAGGCGTACAGCGTCTCCTTGCCGTTGCGGCGAGGCATGGTGACAGACACGTGCAGCGCCTTCGCCGCAGTGGCCTTCTCCTCCTTGGCCGTGATCGCTGCAAGGAGGAGGGATACGAGGTCGGTCACGATGCCTCCCGGTTGACGTACGCCCGCAGCTCCTCGGGCAGGTGGGACCACCACAGGTTCTCGGCGTTGTTCGCCGGACGGCCAGGACGACCGATCGCCGTCCCGGCTGATGTCCAACTGAGGTTCGCGCCGCACCCGCACGACACCGACACCTTGGCGTCACTGCCGCGGGCACCGGGGCGTCCGTCCGTGCGCGGCGGATGGGCATCGAACGCGTTGGGGTGCTCAGGGCACAGGTGCAGGTTGAACGACCCCATGCACCGCTCCGGGTAGGTGAGGCGATTGGTGCGCCGTCGCCGGGCCGGGTACGGACTGGACTGGTGCGGCTCGATGTGCTCCACCGAGGACAGCTTCCGCCACCCGTCGGGGGTTGCGGTCACGCTGTCCGCCATCTCCGCGTGAGGGCAGGCCGGGGCGTCGCAGAGGATGCGGTACACGGGCTGGGCGGTCACTCCGTCACCTTCAGCCCGTATCCGACGGCCGTCATCTGCACGACCTCACCCCACACCTTCAACGACCTCTTGGATGCCATGACGGCACTCGAAGCCCACGGGTCACCCTCGGTTTCCGCGATCAGATCACGGAGCTGGGACGCAGCTCCGTGGTACACGCCCACCATGGCGCGGTCCTCTGCGCATCGGCGTCGAATTCGGTCCGGCTGGCCGCATGTGCACCTGTCTCGGTGATCGGCCGACATGGCGTAGGCGAGGTGCACCTTCTGGCAGTCCGAATGGTGCACGTCAGGGGCGATCCGCTCGGCCTCGGCGATCGCTTCGAGCAGTCGGGACACCAGGTCAGTCATCGACATCCGCCCACATCTCCGCTTCCAGGCTCTCCGGGGTACAGCCCTGACCGCAGGGCCAGGGGTCGGCGGGGATGGTGGCGGGGTAGTCGCTCCGGTCGTCCGGGTCCACCACGAGGACGTGGTGACCGTGGGGGCACCAGGTGCCGTAGGCATCGGCGGGGACGCCGTTAATGAGGTCGCTCATCGCGAACCGTCCATCTCACGGGCGACGCGCCGTACCGCGTCCGCCAAGGTCATCAGCTGCTCATACGGCCCGTGGCAGGCGGTCTCTGCCTCGGACTCCAGTGCGTCGGCGATCTCCGGCAGGGTCATGCGGGCGGCAGGCTCACAGCCAGGGCAGTCGTCGATGCACTCCGGGTTGTCGCTGGCGTCCATGACCACGTGGGTCACGGTGTCATCGGTAGGCGTGGTCATTGCTGCCTCCTAGGCGGCGGATAGGGGCGTGGGTTAGGGGCGGCTCAGCGGGGTGCGGACGCCCACCATTGGCGTACGCCGTTGTCGATGTGACGTGCGATCACGTCGACAGGCACCCACTTGTCCACGCCGCTGAGGACATCCAACGGGTCGTGCTGCTTCGCCGGGTCGAACAGGGGCATGGTGTCGTCGTGCACGTCCACCGCGCCGGTCTCGCGGAGCATGGCGGCGATCTGCCCGGCACCATCCGGCGGCGGTCCGACTGGCGTGGTCACGACGGACAGCGCGGCACGGGCCAGCGTCTCGGCGGTCGTCGGCCCGTCGTGCTCCGGGCGTTCGTCCGGGTCGACGCCGAGCATGACGAGCAGATCGTGCAAGCGGTCGGCGGCATCACTCACGGTCGCGGCGGACGGGGTGGTCATGGAGCCCTCCAGGGTGGCGGCGTACACAGTGGGGTCAGGCGGGCATGTGCGGAGAGGCGGCGTTCAACGCGGCAAGGATCGCCTCCGAGCCGCCGCCGGACACTCCCTCGGCGGCGGCGCGGGCATCACGCACCGCCTGGGCCGGCACGTCGTCCTCGTGGGCGTCCGGCCATGCAGCGGTGAGGATCATCCACACCTGGTGGTCGGGATGATTGAACGCGAACCCGGGCACGGTAGCCACCTTCACGGCGGCGGCGAGTCGGGCGGCGGTCACAGCACTCACGGGAACCTCCGAGAGGGTGGTGTGCACAGTGGATTCTAGCAGTTTCCGCAGGTCAGAGCACGTTCAACGTCACTTGTCCCGCTTCGACCGACGCCGCTCGGCGATCACCCCGATGGTGTAACCGCACAGGATCAGGGACACGCCGATGGCAACACTGGCCAGGACCTGAAGAGACATCGGGACACCTTCCGGGGAGGGTTCGGGGGGAACAGGGAACGTAGCCGGTTGGACCGTCGCACAACCCGGCCATCCGCAGGTGCTCGACCCGCCCGGCGGATCACACTCCGGGTACCTGCCACACGGAGACGGGACGTCGACCTGCTCGGCGTAGCCCATCTCCGCGAAGCACGACTGGCAGCCGTGGCAGGGGTGGACCGGGTTGGTCTCTGGGGTCACGGGGACTCGCCGAGAACTTGGCGGGCGAAGGCCAGGGCGGCCCGGTCGCTGCCGTTCACCCAGTTCTCGACGTCACGGGCGTGGTGCATCCGGACCCGTCGCTCCGCCACCTCGTACTGGGCACCGGCGTAGCGCAGCCACTCCACGAGAGGAGGAGCCGCAGGTGGACCGATGAGCCTTGCCCACGCCGCTCCTGCTTCGCTCAGGTCGGCACCGCGCACCTCGCGGTCCCAGTACTGCGGCGTGCGGAAGGCCTCCACCCGCTGCTCGATCAGTGCAGCTGCTCTCCCTAGGAGAGCAGAAGGGGACTCGGTCACCACGGGCTCTCCTCAGGCTTCTCGTCCAACACGCGTCGGACCTTGTCGAGCTTGGTCCGGAGGAGTTCGGCCTCGCGTTCGGCACGGTCGGCCCGGATCACTGCTTCCTGCCACTGCCTCGTCAGAGCGGTCTCTTCGAGGCGGTCCTGGACGGCGTTGACCTGCTCGATGACGTCGGCAGACAGCCCGCAGTAGGGGCACGGACGTTCCTCTCGAACGGCAGCGCGGACCGCACTCGTATGGGCGTTGCAGCCTGGACATGTGGACTTGTCGCTCATTCGGTCTCCTCTCGACCATCAGGGATAGAGCGGGCCTGCGGCACTCCGGCGAGGCTTTCGCGGCAGTCGTGACCGCAGTAGGCCGGAAGACCGTCCACAAGGACGAACGCCGTGCATCTGCCACAGAACGCCGACGTGTGGTGATCACAACCACGGCACACACCGATCGGCTTCTCCGCTGTGGCGTAGTCCTCCGGGCGGATCGGCTCTGGTGTTCGCGGGCGGACGCGACGCTTCAACGAGGACGGCCCGCCGAAGCGTCGGCGCTGGCTCACGTCGCCTCCTTCACGGGTAGTCCACGCTCGGCGTACCGGGCGGTCAACTTGTCGATGTTGGCCTGCATCACGTCGGACATCGTCCAGCCGTACACCTCGGCGGCCCGCGCCAACGTCTGCCACGCGAAGCCCAACGCGTTGGCCACCTCCAGCTCGGTCGGCCAGTGGGCGACACGGTCGCGGCCCCACTTCTCCATCAGGCCGGACACCTTCGCGCAGGCGATGGATAGGGCGCGGTCGGGGTCCAGATAGGGCAGCCGCTCGAACTCCACCGGCTCGGTGAGCCACCTGACACCCGTGGCGGTGACATCGGTGAAACGGACGATGTTCCACGCGACGTCCCCCAGTTCGGAGAGCAGCTCGTTACCGACGTTGCCCGCCGAGCAGGCCTCCATCACCTCCCCAGCTTCCGCGGTGAGGCCGTGGATGAGGGACGCCCACAGGACGTCCTCGCGGTGGTTGCCGAAGCGTTTGGCTTCGCGCATGTAGGTCTCGATGTCCACAGTCAAAACTCCAATCGGAGGGGCGGGCCGGGCCGCCGTCGTGGCGACCCGGCGGCGGAACGATCAGAAACCAATGCGGAACCAGAACCGGAACCTCTTCTTCTTGTTCTTGTTCGGGTTCCAGTCGGCCCCGCAGTCCTTGCATTCCATGTAGCCGTCGCCGAAGTCACTGGCCTTGACATTCTCGCTGCCGCAAATGGGGCACATGACGTTCTCCTTATCGATCTTTCGCCGACCGGCCGTCGGGTAGGTGCCGGGCCGCCACGTTCGACGGCCCGACCGGTGATGGGATCTACCACTGGATCCAGCCGTGGTCCGGGCAGGACGGGTTCGGGTTACCCGTCTGGCCACCGGAGCAGGTGCACGCGTTCAGGACGGGCCTCGCGATGAAGTTCATGACAGTTCCTCTCGATTCGGGTACTTCTAGTGGTTCGCTGTTGAGTGACAGTCGCCTGTCACTCGCACTCCTCGCCCTCGGTCACCGGCTCGGAGTCGATGACGGTGAGGAACTCCGGGGCGAGGTTGCCGGCGATGTATCCGGGCCTCATCGGCTCGCCGAAATTGCCCGGGTCCACCACTTCGGCGACGTACCGCCCTGAGGTGTGGTCACGCCGCCGCACGATCGCGGTGAACCGCCGACCGTCCACCGCCCACTCCACGGTCTTGCCGATCAAGTCCATCGACTCGTTCACTGCTCCGTCTCCCACTGCCCTCGTCCCCAGTTCCACACGTTCCCTGCGCCGCGATGGTCGGTGAACGTGATGCGGCAGCAGGGCAGCGGGCAACCGTCAACGGGGTGGTCGAGATGCTCCTGGACGTAGCTCGAAGTCTCGGTCGGAGTGCCGGAGGCTCCCGGCGTAGTCGCCTCAGAGTCGGTCACGACTCCTCCTCGTCCACTTCGACAGCCTGAAGCGCGGTGATGGCGGCCATCCGGTTCTCGCGGGTGCGCTTCTTGTCCCACGTCTCCACGGCCTTGCGTGCGGCCCAGGACAGGTTCTGGTGGCGCAGGTTCTCCAGCACAGCCCGGGCCTCATCGCTGCCCGCGGGGGCGCAGAAGGCCAGCCGGAAGCCGTTGGCGGCCGTGGACTTGGTCATCAGTCCGTGGATCTCGAACGTGTCCGTGCCGGCCGCGACGGTGAACGTCTCCGCCCACACCTTCGTTACCGTGGTCGTCGTGACTCCGCGCAGTTGGCGGCGATAGTTGTCCTCGGTCCAGATCACCACCTCCGCTCCCGGCTTCAACCAGTCGGGGCGCTCCACTTCGGTCATCCCTCCGCCTTCCACCATCCGCAGCAAGGGCACCAGCACCACTCCCAGTCGTCGTCCGGTGTCGAGCGCACGAACACGTCGTCGGTCATTGCTCTCCCCTTCCGGGAGTGAGAGGGATGGTCAGAGGCCGAGCAAGCCGCCGGACTCGCGGCGCTTCCACCACACGTCCAGCCGACGGGACTTGCGGTTGCCCATGCGCCACTGGACGCCGCACCTTCCGGGGCAGACGCCACGCGTGCGCGGTCCGTGCGCCCGCTTGTCCCACGTGGCGACGGCGTGGCACTCGGGGCAACGGTGCGGCTTGTCCTCGTTGCGGGTGACCCATCGCAGTTTGGCTGTGGTCACGTCTCTCCTTGGTCTTGGTACGGGATATGGGTCAGGACAGGGGGCGGAGTCGGGTGAGGTCACCGGCCACGTTCAGGCGTTCCACCGTGAACACCGTCAGTTCGTCCGCCGGCTCCCCGTCGAGCCACCACGTGCCACCCTCCGGGTTGTAGGCGAGGCGACCGGAGGCGTACAGGGCACGGACCTGTTCCTCAAGGAGCTGGACGGCCTGGGCGATGTCGTCTGTGTCGGCCATGGTGCACTCCGTTCGGCTCGGTGGTGGGTGTTCGGCCCCTTCGGGGGAGGGCCTACGGCACTGACGGGGCGGAGGTCGCGGCGGCGTCTTCGAGGTGCTTCACCTTGGCCTGCAACCCGGCGATCTGCTCGCGCAACTGGTCCACGTACGTCTTGCCGTTCCACACCGGCTCGCCGTTCTCATCGGCGACCTCGTACGCCTCCATGTCCTCGAACACCACGTCCAGGCTGTACTTCCGCTTGTACCCGGAGCACTGAAGGCACAGAGACGGAACGCGCTCGTGCGCCTTCTCGACGGCCGATTCGTCGTCGTCAGCCTCGACCCTGATGGTCAGGTCGGCGTTCGGCATGAACCGGACAAGGAACTCGGGCATCTCTTCTCCTCGGGGTTGGGGGTCAGTCGGTCATCGGGACGAGACGACCGCAGGGGGCGGGGCGGGCGGTGGAGTGGTGGCCTCCCGGGATTAGGCGTCGGTGTCCCACCGGAACGACCCGCCCTCGTAAGCGCAGGACCGGTCCGTGGTCTTGTACGTCGCGTCGCCGCCACCGTTGCCGCGCGCGTTGTTGATCGCCCACAGGTCGGCGTCCTGCACGGCCTCGTCGGCGCGGCGGAACAACTCGGCCAGCGGCGAGAACGCGTCGTACAGGTCGGCGTCGGTGCTGTCCATCAAGTCGCGGGCGGTGTGCAGGTGAGCGAGCGCCGCCTTGACGTGCCGGCCGACGAGCATGGCCGTGGCCCGGTCCATGACCACGGGCTTGATGCCCTCCGGTTCGATGTGCATCGCTGCTTCCTTCCGGTCTGAACATCCGTGGCGTGGGCGCGTCCCCCGGCCGCGCCCCACCATGGCGGTTCAGGCGGACGCGCGCGGCAGGACGCTGACCGGGACCTCGCGGGTGTCGGGGTCGCAACCGAGGGGGCAGCCGTAGGTGCAGGAGTGGATCAGCGCGTACCGGAGCACCGCGCCCTGCTTGCGGACGTACAGCTTGCAGCCGTAGCCGCACTCCCGCATGACCTGCACCTCGGACCACTCGCGGACCGGCTTGACGTAGATCCGGACGTGCTGGGCGATCTCCCGGGCCTCGCTGCCCACGATCCGGATGCGGGTGGGCGCGGCGGTGTCGGTCGTGGACTGGGTGAGCGTGGCGGTCATGTCGTCTCCCTTGGCGGCGGTTCCGGGCCTTCCCCGGTGTCATGACACCACGGTACAGTGGGTGTCATGACACCGGCAAGAGGTTCAGCAGAGAAATGTCATGACACCCTTAACGGCGTGACCGGCAGGAGCGGGAAGGGCACCGCGCGGCAGACCGTCCGCATCGACGAGGACCTGTGGGCCAAGCTCGGCGCGGCCTGCGAATCCGCCGGCATTGACCGGTCCGCCGCGTTGCGCGCGTTCGCCCGCTGGTACGTCGGGGAGGGCGACGCCGAACTCCCCGAGCGCCCTGCTCCCGAGTAGCCCTCCCGGTCAGGCAGCGGACGGAGACGGCGGGTCGAACACCGCGGCCACCTCGTCCAACGCCTCGTACATCTCCTCCAGTGTCAGCCCCGGTCCGTCCGCCGTCACCGACCATCCGGCGGCGGGGACCTCCCATGCCCAACTCATGTCGTCTCCTCTCGTGTCGTCAGTCGTGCGGTCACGCTGGTCACGATTGCGTCCGGGTGAGCTTCAGCCAGGACCACTGGTCGTCGTGCTCGGTGATCTCGTAGCCGTAGCCGTGCTTCATGGCCAACAGGTCGGCCTGCGGAACGTTGGCCAACTGGATGGCCATCTCCAGGACGGGCGGACGCTCGTACTCCAGTCGCGCGTCGAGCGCGCCCATCTCCCAGCCCGCCACGTAGGACTGGTCGTCGTGGGGGCCGCCCTTGGTCGCGACGGTGACAAACGGCATCACCAGCCCGTAGCCCTGCTCTTCCTCGCTCACGCTGCCTCCTCGTTCGTCGGCCTGAGCTTCGCCACCACGTCGGCCCGGTAGTCCGTCACCGGGTACGGCAGGGGTCCATCGAGCAGGTGCACACCCACCGCGGCCAGCCACAGGGCGTCCCGCTCGTCGGAGCTGGTCGCCAGCACCTCGGGGAACGCCTCAGCCATGGCGGCCTTCATGGCGGCCTTGTCCGCACGCCCGTTGCCCGTCGCGTAGAGCTTCAGCGTGTTCGGGTGCACTTCCACCACCCGGGCACCCCGGTAGACGAGCGCCGAGATGGCCAGATACCAGAGGCCCGCGCGTTCGTTGGTCGAGGTGGACGCCGGGTTCGGCACCATGGCCTCCACGACCACGAGGTCGGCCGGGTGGACCCAGTCCACGATGGCAGTCTTGAGCCGGTGCAGCACTTCGCAGCGATCCATGGGGTCGGCGAGCGTGGTCACGCCCGCCTCGCCCTTCTTGGCCGTCTCCATCACCGTGGTGCCCAGACCCCAGGTGATGCGGGCCAAGCCGCTGGAGGTGAGCGAGAGGTCAAGGCCGACGACGGCGCTCACCAGGGCTCCTCGGTGCACTCGGCGTTCGCTTCCCAGCCTGTCGGGTATGCCTTGACCAGCTCGTCCCAGACGCCCACGCCGCTGTGCACCGCTCGCAGTTCGCTGCACGGGTAGGCCGCACCGCTCTTGGAGCAGAGCGCGCCGTCCTCGAACATCGGGCCGTGGTCGGCGAATACGGCAGCCGTGGTCAGGTCACCTGTCGACAGCAGCCGGTCTGCCTCCTTGGCGTGGGCCCCGTTGACTGCCATGAACGAGCCGGGCAGCCATGCCACGATGCCCGCCGCCGCCACGTGGATCTCGGCGTCGAGGAGCATCCGCTCCACGTCGCCCTCGTCGGGGCTCACCCCCCACCGCCTTCGATGTCGTCGGCCGGGTCGGACCCGACGACGTACTCGACGCTCATCGCCACCTCGCCGCACAGGCACGCGGTGGACTCGACCGTCGCCGTGCCTGGCCACCGGTGTCCGCCCGGAGGGCAAGTCGCGGGCACACCAGTCGCGGCGTCACCCGCCATCGCCGTCAGCACCGAGCACGGCGCGGGCACGAGCACGTCAACCTGCCCCTCCCACTCGCCCTGTTCCGGACCGGTCAGGACCGAACACGCCAGGCACGCGACCGTCGGCGTGTCGCCGTAGCATCCCGCCGGGGTGTCGTGGTCGCAGTCACCCTCGGCGCAGCTCTCGTCCATCAGCAGCACCGGGCGATGCGCGGTCACATGCCCCAGCACCCGCGGCCAGCGTTCGCTGTCCGCGTCGTAGTCCCGCTCCGCACGGCGGTCGGCGAGGAGTCGTCGGCAGATCCGCACCGCGATCAGCGGATCGACCGGCACCAGGGACAGGGCGTGCGTCTCGGCGCCGGTCGGGGTGAGCACCGCGAGTTCGACCTCCTCCGTGCCGCGTTGGAGAGCGACGGACCACGCGCACTCCGGGCACAGCGTGTGGTTGTCGACGTGCCTGTTGCCGCGTGCGAAGCCGCCCCAGTGGCGGGCGATGACCGCGGTCGAGCCGCACTCCGTCGCAGCGCGGACGCGTCGGGCGGAACTGTCGCCCATCTCCACCGCGCGGACCGCGTGGTCGTGGCCGATGGCGTGGATCGGGCCGGGCCTGTCGTCGATGCCGATGACGTGCGACACGGCGGGGATGGGTGGTAGCGGTTCAACCTCGGTGTCGATCACGACTCGCCTCCGTCCGGCCCGCCATGCGATGCCGGGTGCCACCAGTCGCATGGCGGCTCGGTCTGCCTTCGGCGCAACCCCCGACCGTCGCGGATCTGCTGCGACAGGTCGGCCAGCATCGCGTTGAGCGTGTTCGAGATCGCCGCCAACCACATGCTGTTACCCGTGGCGTCGCCCTCCCACAGGTCCGCGATGGCGTGGATGGTGCCGATCACCACGTCCTTCGCCGTGTGCGGTACGCCGGAGTCGGTCAGCCGCAGGAGCGTCGAGTGCAGACGTCGGGCCACCTCGCGTCCCATCTCCAAGTCGTCTTCGAAGCCGCCCGCCTTCGCGGCCCGGTCGAGGTCGTAGCGCACGGCGTCCACATCCGTGCGCGGGTTGCCGGTGTCGTTCACGACTCGGCTCCTTCGATGTCGTCGGCCATCAGTTCCAGGTCTCCGGAGTCCGGCCAGTCCTCGTCGGTGCCCTCGTCGTCCATCAACTCGACCAACTCGCGGAGCACCGCCGCGGTGGCGGCCTTCGCCAAGGCGTCGTAGGTCAGGTCCGTCGACCCTTGGCCAGTGAGCGCCTTTCGGGCGGCGATCACAAGCCGGACAGCGGCGTCTGTCTCGTCGGTCAAATCCATGTCTCAGGTCTCCTCACTAGCGCCAGCGGGGTTCAGGCCGTCAGCGGCGATCTCAGGGGGTCGGACGGTGGCATTGCGTCGGGTCGCGGCGATCCACTGCTGCCACTCGGGCAGCAACCACCACGGAGGCCTCGGGTCACATCGGGGGTTGGAGTGGCGGGACCGCCCGAGACGGGGGTCGAGCGGTGTCCCGCACTCCACGCACTTCAGCAAAGTTCAGCCATCAGAACGGGGGTTCCGAGTCGAACCCCGATGCGCCCTGACGGGCGGGAGCCGGCGGCGCAGATCCCCACGGATCGTCAGCCGCTGCCGGTCGGGAGTCGGTGCCGGAGCGCTCCGCCTTGGACACCTTGGCCGTGGCGTAGCGGAGGTTCGGGCCGATGCCGTCCAGCAACAGCGACACACCGGAGCGCTTCTCGCCCGTGGCCCGGTCCTCCCACTGCTCGGTCTTCAGACGGCCGGTCACCACGACCTCGGTGCCGCGGGTGAGGGACTCGGCCATCGACTCGGCCAGTTCCTTGAACGCCGTGGCCCGGACGAAGAACACGTCCCCGTCTTCCCACTCCTGGGTCGAGGGGTTCTTGCGGCGGGAGTTGAACGCGAGGTTCACGGTGCACACCGCGGTGCCGTTCCCGGCGAACCTGAGCTCCGGATCGGCGGTCGCCCGGCCGATACCGGTCAACGTGGGCAGGGACATGTCAGGCAGCTCCCTTGCTCTGGCCGCCGCGGCGGCGGTCGTCGCCCTTGAGGACGACTCGGGTGGTCATCTCGACGAGCCGGGACGTGACCCGGTCGCCGAGGATGGGCTTGAGGTCGGCGGGCTTCACGTTGCTGGTGATCAGCGTCGGCAGCTCCCGCTCGTAGCGGTGGTTGATCAGCCGGTAGTCGACTTCCTCGGTCCACTCCGTCGACTTCGCCGCGCCGAGGTCGTCGATGACCAGCAGGCGCGTGTTGGCGATCGAGCGAAACTCCTCCTCGGAGTCGACCCGTGGTCTCGGACGCAGGCGGGCGTAGATGTCCGCAGCGGTGGAGAACTGCCACGAGCACATCAGCCCGGACAGGGACAGGGCGCGTACGGCGCCGTAGGCCTGGAACGTCTTGCCCGTGCCGGTGGGTCCGAGGATCAGCAGGGATCGCCCGGTTGTGAGCGCGACCGCGGCGCGGCCGGTGTCGCGCACCGCGTCGCTCACGAGGTCGCGCACCCAGTCGCGGATGGCGGGCACGTCAGCAACAGCCTCGGCGTAGTGGACCGGGATGGCCTTGCGGTTGTACTCCACGCCGCGCTCCACCGCCTCGCGGGCCATGAGCAGGCGCTCCCTCCGCTCGTCGTCGCCGAAGGGCAGCAACTCCTCCGACTCCAGGGAGATCACCACGGGGTCGATGTCCACTACAGCTCCTCGTCGTAGGCCGACTGGTCGGCCGGGTTGGTCCATGCCTGGTGTCCGCCGACCACTCGCAGGTGCGGCTGTTCTGGCTCGTCTTCCCAACGGCCTTGGTTCAGCCAGGTCGCCGGATGGGGGGTGAACTTCGGGTCCTGTCCGGTTCGGATCGCGGCGAACCTTTGCGCTGCCGCCACCACGGCCGCCGAGTCCGCGCCGTCCTTGAGCGCCTTGGCCCATGCCTTCTCGGCTGCCTTGCGGCCGATCTTGCGGGGGTAGGCGGCGTAGAAGCGGGCGAAGCTCTCGGCCGTCGAACGTAGAGATGACTGCTCCACTGCTCCACTGCTCCACTGCTCCACTGCTCCGGGCACTGAGTCTCCGTGGAGTTCCTCACTGTCGTCCTCAGGGAGCGGCTCAGTGAGTCCTTTGTGCATCGGGCATGGTGGGAGCCGGGATGGGGTGGGCCGGTTGGGCTTCTGGTGCTCCGACCAGTTCACGCAGTGGATGTACTTGCGACCGTCGACTTCGTACCGACAGATAGGTCCTTGCTCACCACGGAGCCCAACTTGCATCTGTTCGAGCCAGTCGTCGATGCGTCCGGAGGTGATTTTCTCGTCGTGAGGGAAGCAGTCACCGGCGATCCGCTTGGGCGCGTCGATGCCCCTGCCGCGGTCGTCCAGGTACCCCCAGAGGAGGACGAAGAAGTAGCGCATCTCGAACGGCCAGGACGCCACGAGGTCGGAGGTCCGCAGTTCAGGCTTGATGGAACGGATGCGCGCCATCAGACGTTCGCCCCCTTCCGGGCGTTGCAGGAGTTGCAGAGAGCCTGCAAGTTGTCCACCTCGAACTTGCCGCCGAACAGGTACGGCCACACGTGGTCAAGCGCCAGGTAGCGCACTCCGAACTTGCCGTTCGGCTTCCGGTAGGTGTCGCCGAGCGCGAACTCCCCGTCGTAGCCCTCAGGAACCACGGGCTTCCACCCGCAGGACTTGCAGGCGTACCCGTCACGCTCGTAGACGGCAAGACGGGTGCGCTTGAGCCGGGTGAGGCCGACCTTGGGCCGGGCCATCAGGCTGCCCCCTCGATCGGTTCGTTTACACCCAGTTCCAGACGGGTCCGGATGCGGGCGGTGGTGTACTCGGTCATGCAGGTGTGCTCGGCGATCTCCCGGTCCGTCCAGCGGCGCTGGTGCAGATGCCACACCAGGTCCTCACGGTCCCTGGTGTCCAGGACTTCCGCCGGGAGGCGGCCTTCCCAGCAGGCGAGCCACAGTGCACGGCGGGACCGGGGAACGATCGGCACCTCTTCGTTGGGTGCCGGTCGGTGGTGGTCCATGCTCGCCTCCTTGCTTGGTGGGGATGGGTGGAGAGAGGTCACGCCGACGCTGGGCCGACGTCGGTCAGCGGGACTCCGGCGGCCAGCTGCTCACGCCACTGCCAGCGCATCTCGGCAGCCGTGTCGCCGTCCTCCATCGCCTGGTTCACCCAGACGGCGAGGCGGTGGGCACGGTCCGGGTCGTACTCGTGCAGCGCGGCGAGGAAGGCGGTTGTCGTGAATGCGAACTGGGTGCGCAGCGCGTTGTAGAGGGCACCACCCATGTCGCCGCGGTCGACGCAGCCGACGATCTTCTCCTCGGCCACGTCGGCGTCGGCGAGCGCGTGACGCATGAACGATCCTGCGTCCTTGATCTCGGGCTTGTCGCTCATGCCGCTCTCCCCATCTCGACCTGCAACGGGTGGGGCTCGCACTCCACCCAGCCGTTCTGTCCGTTCCCGTCCGGTTCACCCGGCATGGCCCAGTGGTCCCGGAACCGCAGCACCGGCCACGTCTCCGGGGTGACCATCGGGCCGCTCGGCACCAGCCAGCCCTCACGGGTCGCCCACTGGCGGGCCTGGTTCTCGATCTCGTCGTGACACATGCCGGGCGTGGTGGCCGACCCGCACACCGTCACGAGGTTGCACATCGTGTTCTTCCCGCCCCTGCCCCTCGGTAGGCGGTGCTGGAGGGAGTAGTACGGCGGGACGATGTCGTGACCGCACACTTGACACGTGGCGTCGTCTCGTGCGAGCACTGCCTTGCGCATCTTCTCGGACGGGCCGGTGTAGCGCGCGGCCTTCCGCTTCGGTGCAGGCTTGCCCTCTCTTCCGTTCCCTGTGGAGCGGAGGGAGGAGCGGCGGAGGGGTTGCCCTGTGGGCATCGGGGTCTTGCGCCGGAGTGGTTCGCCGGGCTTCATGAACTCACCTCGGCGCGCTCGACAACCGGACGCCACACGTGCTCCGGGAACCTCAGCACCGACTCGTACTCCGGCAGGTCTTCGGCCGGCACGTGAAAGCGGAGCGAGGTCGACGTGGCCGGTAGCGGCTCGGCGTCGAACATGGTGAAGAACCGGGGCGTGCAACCCGTCAACCCGGCGAGCAGGCATAGTTGCTCCCACGTCGGGTACAGCTCGCCCGCTTCCCATCGGTCCACATCCGGCTCTTCCGCACCGCAAGCCACGTCCACCTCCGGGCCGTACAGGTCTGCCATGTTGAGTGCGGTGGTGATACGCCACGGCACGACGAGCCCGGCGGCCCACTTGCGGCGGCCCTTGGCCATATCGCGTTCGTGGCTGGCTTCCGCCTGGTGCTTGCGGGCGAGGATCGCCGTGCGACGCCGTTGCGCTTCAGCGGGATCAAGTCGCTGGCCGGCCTTGCCCCACCGCTTCCGCTCGCTCACTGCTCCGCCCTCCCCGTCAACCGTCCGGTCTCGAACGCGGACTTCCACAGTTCGTCGATCCGCTCGATCGGGTCCTTCCAGCCGGGCAGGGCGAGGTCGAGCGCGTCGTGCAGCCACTCTGATGGCGGTTCGGGGCACCCGCCGTCGCCAACGTGCACCAACGCCCAGCCACGTTCGGCGAGTCGGTCACGGAACGAGCCATCGGTGATGGAGTCGAGCACCGCCGACGCCACGGCCTCGCCGACCCAGTCGGCAGGCCGGTCCGGGCGGTTGTCGACGACCCGCCGCCACTCGGCCTCGCGCTTCTCGGTCGCGCGGTGCACGGCGTCGCGCTCCGCCTTGGGCATCGCCTCCCAAGTGGCTTCGTCGATGGGCCCGCTCACTGCCCCTCCTCGTCGTTGTGCTCGTACAACAGGCAGTTAAGCCCTGCCCCCATGGCCAAGTCGTAGGTGTGACGTGCCCCTTTGGAGTGGTTGTGGATGAACGCGAGGATCAGATGCGGCCCGGAGCCGACCAGTTCGACCATCTCGGCGTTCCGCCGGAAGCCTGCGGCCCTGCCGTACCGCTTCCAGTCCGCCGGGTGCCGCTCCACCGCACCGCCCAGGTCACGCCAGATACCGGCAGCCTGCCGGTCCCCCTGCGGGGCGTCGCCGTGATGCAGCACCGCGTCCGGGTAGTAGGCGTGGATCTCGGTCAACTTCTCCCGCACCACGGACCAGCGTGTCCAGGAGCGCGAGATCGTCACGAGAATCCGGGGGCTCACACCGCACCTCCCGGAACCTGGTACATGGCCCGGATAGAGGCCCCGATCGACTGGTACGCCCGCAGCTTCTCCGTCAGCGCGCGGGCGGTGCGCTCAGCGTGCCTGAACGCCACCTCCGCGACGTCGGCCGCTTCCAGCTCCTTCTCAGTGGCGAGGATCGCCGCATACTTCTTCGCGTGCGCCGGCCCGGTCCAGTTGATGTAGGCGTGGGCGAACGCCACGTCGTAGGCGCGTCGGGCGTCACGTGCCTTGGCCTCCGCGTTGGACACCACGGGCACGCCGCGGGCGATGTCGTTGGCCACAGCGCTGATCTGCTGCTCGATGTCCACCGGGTTGAGAACGTCTCCGGTCATGCCGCATCCGCCCCCAACCACGACTGCACGTACACCGCGGTCGTGCCGAGAACGCGGGCGGCCTCCAGCGGGGTCAGCCCGTCGTTGACCAGCCGCACCGCCGCTTCGACCCGATCGGCTTTCGTGAGGTCGGCCGGTCGCTCACCGGTCATGTACGCCTGAACCCGGTCTTCGTCGTAGCCGGTGAAGTTCGGGGTGGCGCGAGGGTCGTCGATCGCGCCGTCGCTCCACGCGGCGGGAGAGGGGTAGCCGCGTGACTCGGCGTAGATCCGCGCCCTGGCCGACGGGCCGGGCTCCCCGCCCAACTCCCGATAGAGGGTGGCCACCTTGTAGGCGAACCGGTATGACACGCACGGCTTGGTCATCGTCGTCATCAACGACTTTCGGGTCGTCCCCAGCCGCCCGGCAACGACCTCAGTGGACCAGCCGAGCCGCATGAGTGCCTGCACCCTGCGCCGGGTTCCGGTCGCATCCATCCCACGTCGCGAGGCACGGCCCACCAGAGGGACCGACATGATGCCCCGGTGCGTGGACAGGCGGACCTTTTCCGGACGTCGGGAGAGGACGGAACTGGGGACAGTCTCGCCTACGCCGGCCGCTTCGGCGATCTGGTCCAGGGTCCAGCCGAGTGACTGCAACCGTTCGATGTGCTCGATCACGGGACCGGAGGGCCGGAAGCCCACGAGGCCCAACCGGGAGGCCTCGGCGTAGTCCGGGTTGCACAGTCCCCCGCGGTGTCGTGCCCGGAAGCAGCCGGGGCGGATGCAGGTGGTCATGCCACACCGTCCAGTGGAGCCCGCACAGCCCGGGAGAACTTGACGACGTACTGCCCGGCCCGGGTTGCGAGCTGCGAGAGGGTGAGCGCGGTGCCTTCCTCTACGCCGAGTAACTCACGGTCGGAGTCTTCGAGCAGCCCCGCCACGTCGATATCCGACGCCGCATTGGCCCTCGCCGCCGCTTCCTTCCACAAGGCGGTGACGCCGTCCTTGGAGTCGACGTGCAGCCATTTCTTCGTGTACGTCGCGGCGATCACGTTCAGGTCGTTCGGCGAGGGCTGCTCGTCGGAAGGTGGTCGCCGCCGGGCAGCCTGCTCCACGTCCGGCAGCGGCGCGTCGAGTGCCTCCCGCTGGTTGCGGACGTCTTCCGCAGTGGACACACCGCGTTTAGTGTCGGCTGCCAGCGCGGCGACGATCGCCCTACCCCAGGCAGAGGTCTCGGCGTTCTGCAACTCCGACCCGCGGGTGAACCGAGTACGGCCGGGAAACGGCTCATACGCCATACCCACTCCGGGGCACAGGTCGTCAGGCGTGCGGTACGCCGCGGCGACCACGACGATGTAGGTCTGACCGGCCAACTCCTCGATCGCGTAGGGATTCGCCCGGTCGTTGGGCTGCAACGAGCCCTCCGGATACTTGGTGCGGAACTCGACGATGCGCTCGGCGACGTCGACGTAGTCCATCTCGATGTCGCTCACTCCGAACCTCCGGCAGGCAGTGCCACGAGTTGGCCGTCGAGGTCGACCACGCCGGCCGCCCACATCTCTTCCACGATGTCCGCACCGCCGTCCTGAACGGTCACCCGCAAGGTCCCCTCCGGGGTGGACACGGTGAGCCCCGGCGGTGCCTTCTCCCCGACCTCACCGCCGAACCCCACCGGCTCTCCGGCGGCCTGCGACTTCAAGACCAACTCGTTGATGACGTAGTCGGGTACCTCGGTGACCTCGTCCAGCAGGAACGGGGCGTGCTCACGCAGGACTGCGATCACGTCGGCTTGCGACCCGATCACCACGGTCTTCGTCTCTGCCTTCCCGGGGTAGTTCGCCCGGACCCACATCTCCACCTCGCGGCGACTGTCCACCGTGGCGCGGTTCTTCGGCTTGGACTTGTTGACCTCGACGATTGCCTGCTCAGGGCAGGTCGGGTTGGACACAGTGCTGTTGTCGCCCTTGGCGAGGAGGCCGGCCACGACGTTGCGGGCATCCCGCTCGGCTTCGGTCACCCGGTTCTTCAGCACGGTGAGGACGCCGAGCTTCAGCAGGGCGGCGTCACGCGGGGACAGTTCGGCGTTCACGCCTTCACCTCTTCGGGGATAGTCCACGAGCCTGAGCACGTGGTGTCGGTCCTCTTGTCCGTGTGGTCGTAGGTACGTCCGATGGCGTCCAGACCGACCGGCCGCTCACACACCCGGCACGGATGGCGCTTGGTCTGCGACCGCCGCGACGGGAGCGGCGGGGAGGGGGCGACCGGGGAGGCCTTGGCCATGCCGTCCCGGTCCCGCTTCGACAGGCCACCCCACACGCCGTGTTCCTGATCGGTGGCCAGTGCCCAGGCGCGGCATCCGTCCATCACCCGGCACTCGGTCATGCAGATCGACTTGGCCCGGTCGATCTCCTCCGCGACGACGCTGTGCCACAGGTCCGGTTCGTGCCGTCCGCTTCCGCAGGCCGCCTTGGTGTCGATGCGCTCCAGCTCTTCGCGGACGGATCGCGGCGGGAGGGTGGCGGTCATGGTCGTGGCACCTCCCTGGTCTCCGTCGGAGTGGCGGTCCAGGTGAGGCTGTACTCGCAACCCTCGCGGGGCTCGTCGTAGTCGCCCGGCCCGTGCACGACGACCTTCGTCGGTCGGCCGTCGCGGTCAGCGGTGACATGCACCGTGACGCCACCGACGTTCATCCACCACGTGCAGTTGTCCATCTGCTCCACGTGCAGCCAGCGACCTACCACCAGCTCGTCGAACTCGGCGTTCGGGAACAGATGCCCGCGGTGGTGCTCCGTGTCCGCGCTGACGCTGCGGTTGCTGAAACTGTGCGTCGGGGTCTGCTCACCGTCGGTCCAGGTGTGCACGCGAACGGTCCACGGCGAACCGGGACGGCGGAGCCGTGGAGTCTTGACCGGAGCGCCGGAGGCCTCGGAGCGAAGCGACCCGGATCCCTCCCGTGTGGAGTCCCCAGAGAGGGAGAGCAACCCGGCGGTGGCGAGCTTGGTCACCACGTCGGCGGTGACGGCCTCGATTCCGGGGAACCTTCCGAGGCGTGACAGGAGGACGTTGACGACGACACGGCTGGCGTCTTCGACAGCGCGCTGGACGACCGCCGGGACGGATGGGGTGTCGGGGGAAGCAGCGTCAGCGGTCACCGGGCACCGCCTCGGCGAGCGCGTGCGGCCTGGTTGAGGTCGGCCAGGTGCTTCCGCTGGTCGGCGCGGATGGAGATCCCGACGTCGGTCCACAGGCCCTTGACCTCTTTGCGCAGGCTGTGGACTTCGACGGCGAGGCCGACCATCAGGAGGAAGTTCGCGCAGGAGAAGATGAACAGTCCGGTCATGGCTGCTGGGTGTTCCTCTCAGTGGGGTCGGGCGGGACGACACCGTGCGCCTCAGGCCAGAGGTACGACGTGAGGTGACCCGGCAGGAACAGCGGATGGCCCGGCTGCCCGTCCTTGGTGAGGGCGAGCACGTGCAGGCGCACACCCGCACAGATCAGCGAACCGACCGTGCGTTGAACGTCCGCCATGTCGGCGTTGGCACCCCAGGCGCACACGGTCAGGGCGTCTTCCTTGGCGCGGTGAAGGTGGGTTGCGTTGTCCGGTCCGACCGGGTCTGCGTGCCGCTTCAGCGCCTTCGGGTCGCGGGAGCGCAGCGCATACAGGTTGCGGACGACGATGCCGCCGTAGCCCCACGCCTTGGCGTACCGGACGCACTTGCGGATGGTGGCGTCGTCGGCGTCCGCGTCGGCGGTCGAGGGGTTGAGCATGATCCAGCCGACGGCGGGCTCGGGTGCCCACGTGCGGCGCAGCTCGTAGCGGTAGGTACCGCAAGGGCTCAGGACAGCGCTGCTCGTCAGCCCGAACAGATCGGCGGCCATCAAAGCTTCCCGCCTTTCTTGGTGGCGGACGGCGTCCGACGGGCTGCGTACGCCGCCATGCAGGCGTGTTCGTCGTCGCAGCCGTGGCGCTGCTCGCCGGTCGCGCCGGTGTAGTCGCGGCAGCCGCCTTGGCAGGGCTGCCCGCAGGTGTCGCAGACGTGGTCGGTGGGCATCACGGCTTCCCGCCTTCCTGGGAGACACCGGATGGGCGCGGGTGACGGATCTCGTCGGCGGCGTCGATGAGCTTCAGGCGGACCAGCCCGAGACCGAGCTTCTGCGCCGCGCGGGCCTTGCGGTCCTCGGGCTTGACGATGGGCTTCTGGTCGATGCGCTGCTTCCAGGCGTCAAGCTCGGCGATTAGGACGTCCAGCACAGCCGCTGTCGCCTTGCGTGCGGCTTCGTCGGTGTGCCGGTCGTCGGGGGTGTGGTCGACCAGCGGGACGGCGGCGGCGTGGACGAGGCGGTCGGTGAAGGCGCTCACTGCTCCTCCTCGGGTGTCGGGTTGGCCGGAGCGGGGATGTCGAGGGTGATGCTCACTTCGAGCAGCGCAGGCGGGGCGGGCTCCTCCCACGAGGCGACGATCTGACCGACCGGGCAGTCCGATTCGCAGTCGAACTCCGCGTCGGTTCCGCAGTGCCCGCAGGGCCCGTAGGCGTGGTGCCGGGTCGGGTTGTGGGAGCGGCAGCCGCAGGTCTCGCCGTCGCGGTAGCGCCACTCGACGCGGGTCACCTCGTCGTCCACGTGCATCCGCTGCGCCTCGACGAAGAACCTGCGCACGAACTCGACCGGGAACATGCCGGGGAAGCCCTCGCGCGCGACGTCGTCGGCGGTGATCGCGGACAGTGGTTCGCGCCGGACGCTGACCACTTCGACATCCACGATCCGCACCAGCGGCTCACCCTTGCGGCGGCCCATGACCTTGCGGCACAACGTGAGGAAGTCACCCGGTTCGAGATTGGCCCAGCCCTTGCGGCGGGTGACGGTCTTGGAGCGGTCGCGGACCTGCTGCTCGGTGAACGAGACGGACATCAGGCGCGGCATGTCAGGCCTCCCAGAACGTCTGGTCGTCCGGGGTCACCCGGATCAGCAGGGCCAGCACCAACGGGATCAGCCCTGCGCCCACGGCGATGGCGATGATGGTGATGATCTGGTGTGCGGGCATCACGCCTCCTCGGATGGGATGGGGGTGTCTCCGTCCACAGCGGGAGCGGAGGGACGGGGCGCGTCGGTGCGGTTCCAGCCGCCGATGTCGTCGCCGTAGTCGTCGTCCTCGGCCGTGTCTTGGCCACGCGCGTACGGCGTGCCGCACAGCTCGTGCCGGATAGAGAACGGGGCTGCGGCGGCGGTGTGGTAGCCGCACTCGGCCATCGGCTCGGCCGGGGTCGCGGCGTCCTCGCGTGCGGCGAGACCGGCGAGGTCGGCGCGCGGGGCCCGCGGTGCGGCGGCGGCGAGTTCGTCGCCGATCCCCATGGAGTAGGTGGGGATGTCCTCCAAGTCGCCCACGCTGTCGACGGTCAGGCCACGCGAGGTGAGCCACGCGACGAGCCCATTCCACGCGGCCGGGTGCACCAGGAGCGCGCGCACCTCCCCGTCCGCTGCTGCGGGTGCCGGTCCCGCATTGGTCTGCATGTCGGCGACCGGAAACCGTTGGGGCACCGTTCCGGATGAGTCAGCTTGTGCGGGATTGGTCTGCTCCGGTGCGGGTGCCGGGTCCGTGGTGGGAGTGGCCCCGGCGAGCTGGCGCAGCTTCCACGCCACGTCTACGGCCGGGACCGTGCCGGTGCGCCGGTTGAGGACGTTGGCCCACGTCAGCAGTTCGGCGCGGAGGGTGGAGTCGTTCACTGGTCGTCCCCCTCGGTGACATGGCTGTCCTGGGCGCGGTGCATGTAGCTCTGCAATTCGCGGGGCAGGTGCCGCCACCACAGGCGATGTGGCGAGTGCGCCGGACCGTCGGTGTGGCCGATGGAGGTAGCGGCGTAGGTCCACCCGAACGTCTCGCCGCACCCGCACGACACCGCGACCGTCGCGTCCCTGCCCCTCCCGCCGGGCCTGCCATCGGTGCGCGGCGGGTGGGCGTCGAACACGTCACGGTGGCCGGGGCATAGGTGCAGGGCGAACGAGCCCGTGCACCGCTCCGAGTAGGTCAAGCCGGTGCGTCCGCGGCGTGCCGGGTAAGGGCTGGACCGGTACGGCTCGATGTGGTCGGACGAGTCCAGCCGACGCCACCCTGTCGGCAGGATGATCGCGTCGTCGCGCAACTCGGCGTGGTCGCAGCGGAGCGCATCGCAGAGGAAACGGTAGACGGACTGGACGGTCACCCCGTCACCCCCGGCCCAGAACCCGCGACGGCGAGAGTGACCCCGAGGTCGGCCAGCACGTGGCGTGCCATCTCTCGCAGCCGGTCGCGGTCCTCGTCCTCCAGCCACGTGTTCCAGCGCTTCTCCTGCCGCTCCGGGCTGGCCGCGCCGTCGCCGTACGGCGGCTCACCCTGGCGTCGGCCGTTCATGCGGAACAGCCAGCGCGCCAGCCGCTCCGCCGCGTCGTCGGGGATGGTGCGGGCACCGGCAGAGCGGGCACGTCGGGCGCTCGCGTGCAGTTCCTCGCACTCGGCGCGGAGGATGTTCATCGAGTGGAGGTGACGGTCGATCATCTCGCTGGCGGCTGCCCGACCTGCGGACACGCGTCTGGCCAGCCCCCGCGCCACCGACGACCACGCCTCCCGCTCGGCACGAACGGCGTTCAGGCTGGCGATCGTCTCGTCGTGGGTGCGGGCCTCGCCACGGTGCAAGTCGGCGAGCTTGTCCCGCTCGCGGCGGGCCCGGTCGAGGTCGGCGCGCAACCCCGCGATCCGCTCGTCGCGCTCCGCCTTGGCGTCGGCCAGCATCAGCACGAACGCCTCGTGCCGAGAGGTGATCTCCCGCTCGATCGCGGGCACGACGTCTTCGAACACTCGCAAGACGGACAGCGCGTCGTCGTCATCCACCAGGTCGGCCGCGATCAGCCGTCGCTCGAAGTCGCCGCCGATCGTGCGGCGGAGGTAGGCGCGCAGTGCTTCGGTGTCGGGGGCGGGCGACACGGGCTCGGGGGTGGTCACGATGCACGCTCCTCGGAGTAGGTGGGCTCGATCCACAGGTGCACCGCCACGTCGGCGGTGAACGCGCGCTCCATCTCGCGGCGGGTCTGCTCGCCCACGTAGTCGCCCTGCATCGCGCACGCCACCACCACGTCGGCCGCGTCGATGAGCTGGTACCAACGGTCCACGTGCAACTCGAACGCCACATCGTCGTCCCGCACCGGCTTGTGCACGGTGTAGCCCTCGGCGAGGTAGTGCCGTTCGGCGGCGTTCAGGGCGTCCACGGCGCGGGTGACCGAGCCGCACAGCACGGCGGTCTTCTGCTCGGTCATCCCTGATCCCTGTAGGCGTCGTTGGTGGGCTCGACCCACAGCAGGCCGTTACGGGCGGCGCTGCCGGTCTCGCGGACTTGGTGAATGCGCACCGGCACGGCGGGCTTGCCCTGCCGGTCGAACTTCGCCTGGATCGTCAGCAGCCCGTTCGGGCGGTGCAGCGACGAGGTGGCGAACGCCTGCTTCATGGCGCGCTCGGCGATGAACACGGCGTCCGCGAAGTCCACCGCGCGCACGCCGGTGAACACCGTGACGGCCACGCGGTGCTCGACCAGCTCGCCGCCGCTGCCCGTGGGGTCCGGGGTGGAGGGGATCACAGGGACACCTCCGTGGCGTCCGGCGCGATCGGGGACAGCGGCTCGCCAGCCGTGATCTGCTGCCGCCACTCGTAGGCCAGTTCGCCTGCGTACGAGTCGGTGAAGATGCCGTCCGGTCCCAACGCCCACGGCACCAGGCGGTCGGCAAGTTCCGGGTCGAGGCGGCGCAGGTTCTCCAGCAGGATGACGATGGTCGTGTGGTGGATGAACCACGCCTGACTCATCGACCGGGTCTGCTTTGACAGGTCGAGGTCCAGCATCGCCGCAAAGTTGGCCTGCGCGCGACCAAGGGCGTCGTCGATGAACGCGGCGGACGTTGTGCCGGCGTCTGTCGGCGTTGCCGCCGAGGGGATGGGGGTGGACATGGGGGTCTCCTCAGGTCTGGTGGTCGGTGCCCCCGCCGGGGTTCGAACCCGGACGGGTCCGCTTTTAAGGCGGCTGCCTCTGCCGGTTGGGCTACGGGGGCGTTGGACGAACGAGCGGATTCGGTGGCGCGTCCGGACAGCCGACCGGGACACGCCCGGAGGGGATGCCGTAGTGGCGGCGTGCGGCGCACCAGTGCAGGCCGAACGCGTCCACGCCGCCGTCGACGTGGGCGAGGGCCGCGATCCCGGCGACAAGGACGTTGAACACCTCCCCGGTCTCGCCGGGCCGGTGCCCTCCGTGCTGGAGGATGTCGCCGTACTGACCGAGCACGGTGGCGGCGCGGGACGTGGTGGGCGGCCCGATGACGGCGACCGCGGACATCACCTGCTCCCGCACCCCGGCGGTGTCGTCGATCCGCCCGCCGTCGGGATCGGTGAGCATGCGCAGCATCACCGCCGCCTGCAAGGCGGTGACGAGGTGCCCGGACCGGGCGGCGGGGCTCATAGAGGTCGGGTCGGTCATGCCGCCGGCTCTTCGTCGTCGTACCGGAAGACCCGCTTGTCCAGCCGGTACCTACCCGATGGCTTCTCGCCCTCGTGCCACAACTCCCGGAACCGGCCACGGGCGCGGGCGAGAAGCGATTTGAGCGTGCTCATCTCGATGTCCAAGGCGGCGGCGGTCGCCCGGTAGTCGTCCAACGCTCCCAGGGCTGCGAGCGCTTGCACTTGCCGGTCTGTGAGTTCGTCGAGGATCTGTCGCAGGGCGATGCGGTCGACCACCGCGGACTCACACGATGAAGTGGTGCGGCACCACCCCGCCCAGTAGCGGGCGAACGCCGGCGACGATCCGGGACCAGCAGCACCACCGATGGTCTTGGCCTTGTAGTAGCCGTGATGGTGGTAGTGGTCGCTGACCACCGCGTAGATGCCCAATTGCCCGGCGCGGACCAGGTCGTGGCGTGGCGGGGCGGTCTCACTGGCACAGAGGTGCTCGGCGATGGCGGAGTAGGCGATGTCGTAGCGCTCGTGCCAGTCCATGCCCATCGGGCCGACGGTGTGCACGGCGAGACGCGCGATGCCGTGAAGATCGCGGAGGCTGTAGCCCCAGGGTAGTTCGGAGCCGGCCGCGAACCGGTCGGCACGGACCGGGGTCGCGAACGTCGGTTCGCGCTCGGGGTAGTAGGTGCGGGCAACCATGGGGGTCTCCTCAGGCCGCGGCGGCGGCAGACAGGTGGGCGAGCAGGTAGGCGATCGCGGCGGCACCCTGCTGCCAGACGACGCCGTTGCCCAAGATCGTGAGCATCTGGTTTCGGGACAGGCCCGGGACACCGGTGACGTGGCCGGCATCCAAGCCCATCAACCACTGGACGAACGCTGGGTTCAGGACCGGGTTGCCTTTGGCGCTGGTGATGGTCGGCCAAGGGGCGGGGCGCCCGAGGATGGCCGCCCACCGGTCGACAGCGGGGCCGTAGTCACCCCAGTCGAGTCCGACGGCGGGGCGCTCGTCGAAGACTCCGGGGACAGCAGGTAGTAGCCCAGAACTTCCGGCAAGGTGCTGAACCCATCCCTGACGTGCTGCATCGCCGAGGGCGCCGTCATGGAGTTGTTCCCGTCGGTCGTTCTCGGTGTCGGCAGCAGGCTCACCGTGGTCCGCAGGTCCGGTGCTCCCGTCCCGTGCGGTCCCGGCCCGTTCGCGTCCGAGGCTGTCGGGGTGGGCAGCAGTGCCCCGTGCAGGCAGGTCGCGTCGCCGCGCTGGTTCGCGCCCTTCCCGTCCCGCGCCGTCGGCGTCGGAAGCAGGGTTTGCACCGCCGACGGCAACATCAAGTCCCCGGACGAGCCGCGCTGGTTCGGCCCGCCCTTCGTCCCGTCCGTTGCCCGCGGGGTTGGGAGCAACCCCGCGGGCAACGGACGGGACGGCAATGACGAAGACGCGGAATCGTCCGTGAGGGGCGCCCACGTCGGCTGCCCGTAGGCCGCACCAGCGTGCGTCATACCCGAGGCGGGCCAGGTCCCCGAGAACGGTTCCGATGGCTCGAACAATGAGGGCGTCCGCCCGCTGTGCGGCGGAAGCTGCCCGGCGTCGTCGTCCCACGTAGCGAAGGCGCGCGGCTTGGACACGGTGCAGAAGCTCCTTGTTTCCGGATCGGGCGGCACGGGCTTGGGCACGCGCGAGGTAGGCGAGCCCCTGGTCGCACTGGTCGCGGTCTTCCCAGGCGGCGACCAGGTCCGCGGTGGGCGGGGCGCCGCGGGCGGTGAGCAGACCGCGGACGTTCTCGATGACGACCAAGCGCGGCCGGAGAGCGCCGATGGCGCGGCCCATCTGCCCCCACAGGCCCGAGCGGGTGCCCTCGTACAGGCCGTCTTGCTTGCCGGCGGCGGACACGTCAGTGCACGGGAACCCGCCGGTGAGCACGTCCACCGGTTCGACCTGTGACCAGTCCACGTGCGACACGTCGCCGAGATTGGGGACGTCGGGGTGGTGGTGGGCCAGCACGGCGCAGGCACCGGGGTCGATGTCGGACACCCACGCCAGTTCACCGCCGAGCACTTGGCGCACGGCCATGTCGAGCCCGCCGTAGCCGCTGAAGAGTGAGCCGACGCGGAGCCCGTGCGGGTGTGGTGCCCCGGGTAGCGGCGGGTACGGGGGCGGGGTCATGCCGGGTCCTCCGGGGTGACGACCTCGGACGACTCGTCGTGCCCGTCGGGGCAGATGTCCTTGCCCTGGAGGCGCTTCCAACCGTGCCCTCTGGCCTCACGGCGGATGTCCGGGGCGAGGGCGAGCGGGTCTCCGCCGTCGTACCAGTTGGCGCAGCTGTCGCAGAACAGGGCGCGCGTGACGACGATGCTCATTGGACACCACCGCGGGGTGCGGGGGTGGGCTCGGACCGGTCCCCACCCGACACACCGAACCGCAGATCGCGCGCAGCTTCGGCGTACTCGTCGATCCGAACCGAGTGCTCCGCCCACGTGTTGGTCGTCTCTTCGCGGGAGGCGAGCTCGCGGCCGTGAAGTTCGCGGCTGGTCAACTCCTCCAGCACCACGGAAGTGATCTGCGCTGCCAACGCGTCGATGTCGTCGTCGGCGAGCGTGACCTTGCGGTCGGTGGCGACCTTGGCCACCTCGTAGGCTGCCGCGTTCTTCAGGTTGTCGCCGAGTTGGCTCATCCCTGCTCACCTCGCAGGGAGGCGGTGTACTCGGCATCCCGACGGCGCATCTCGTCCAGCTCGTTGACGTACCTCCGCACCTGCTCCAGCAGGTGGTTCCAGATGGTGTCCAGCGGCCGGTCCGGCATCGGGTCGCCGGGGTAGACGGCCTGGAGCAGGTCGCGGACGCACTCGTCGGCCTGGGTGGTGTCCAGGACCGGGAGGGCGGCGGCCGTGCCCGGTGGCGTCAGGCCGTTGGCCGCCAGGTAGGTGCGGATGATCTCGGGCAGAGAGCCCTCGTGCACGAAGAGCATGTGCGGGTGGTTGTACTCGTCGGGGTCGTCGCAGATGGACTCGCCGGTGACGATCCAGGGCCGAAGCCAGATCTCCTGTTCCTCGCCCGGCGGGACGCGGCGGACCTCGGACACGAGCGGGGTGATGGTGCGGATGCCGACTAGGGGCATCTCAACCCGGACACGGGGGCCGGGGTCGTTCGGGTACATGAGGCTCGGCGGTTCGACCACGACGCCGTAGTCGTCGTCGCGGGACTGGCTGTCGAGTTGGACTCGGTCGCCGACCTTCAGTTCGGTCACGGCGTCGTCGGTGATGTGAGAGTGGTCCACGGTCAGAGCCGCCTTCCGGTGTCGAGGTCGTGCGTCTGCGGGGTCCATGGCCCCACGCCCCGGTAGCGGCACAGCAGGACGTAGGCGGCTGCCGCGCTGACGGGTTCCGACGTCTCGGCGTCCGGAGAGATCAGGTCGGTCATCGGCTCAGCCCTTCGGGGTGGAGTCGGGAGTGGTGTAGCCGTTGCCCTTGCAGTGGGAGCAGGCCACGACGTTCATGTCCCGCACCTGCTCCACGAGGTCGGTGACGATCCGGTCCAACTCGGCTACGGCAGCGGCCTTGGACTCGGCGTAGATCGCACGCGGCGGCCGGAGTTCGAGCCGCTTGTCCACGTGCGTGGAGACGATCTTCTCCTTGCCGCGCAGCTTCTTCCCGCTAGTCCCGTACCGGTCGCGCCACCACGTCTGCGGCTCGTCCCACGGCAGCGACAGGTGGACGGCGATCTCGGTGCCGTTGGTGTAGACGTTCTTCACATGCGGCAGCGGACGCAACGCCTCGGCGACGTACTCCCACACGTTGTGGAGCTGACCGGGGCGCAGGTGTCCGAACGGTGCGAACAACTCGTGGCTGACGCCGTTGTACCAGCGGTACTCGGTGTGCTCGTCAAGCCCACCGCCGGTCAGGACTTGGTGGTTGCTGAAGTCGGCGGTGTGCTGCTCGCCCGGCAGGTCTTCGGCGACCCTGCGGTACAGCCGCCACGCAAGGTCTTCGTCTTCCGCGGCGAGCACGGCGTGCCGCTCGGGAGTGATGCTTGCCGGAAACTTCTCCGACGCGGTGGCCGGGTCGGCGAGTTCGTAGCCGAGCGTGCGCGACACCGGTCGGCCCGTCCACGTGACGGTGGTCAGCTTGTGGTCCGCGGCGATCAGCTTGCGGGCGGTGTCGATGGTGACGCGGCCGGGCTGGTCGGAGGTGAGGGTGGTGACGAGGCTCGTGTAGGTGGTCGGGATGTCGCCGAGCGGGTAGTACCAGCGGGGACCGGCGGGGGTGTCCTCGTGGACGCACCAGCGCGGGAGGAGGTCGTCGTTCACCGGCCCGCCTCCGTGGTGGTCTTCCCCTCAACCAGGGAGGAGGGGGCGGAGTCACGCTTCCGGTAGCGGGTCACGGTCTTCTCGTACGGCTCCACCACGTAAGCCGTGGCGTCCGGCTGGGGCTCTTGCTTCTCTGTCGCGCCCACCTCGGCCTCGATCGCCGCGAACGTCCCGTCGGGGAGGCTGTAGACGTTGGCCTCGCGGTAGCCCCAGCGGTTCTTCTTGACGATCCAGGTGTGGACCTGGAGGAATCCGCCGTCGAACAGGTCGTAGAGGTACTCGCCGGGGTCGACGTCAGGCATGGACGCGGTGATCGCGTCGACCAGCCGCACGGCGTCGGTGCTCACTTCTCGGTCCCTTCGGGGCAGTCGTCGGTACGGGGGGACAACTCGCTGGCGAACTCGACGAAGGTGCCGTAGCGCTCGAAGACGGCGACGTCCACGACGTTCCCCGACACGCGGGCAACCGTGGCCTTCTGTTTGCGGCCGAAGAGGTTGGTCCACCACACGAGGTCCCCGGGCTTGTACGGGTCGCCCTCCGGGCTCTGGTCGCCCACAAGGGCGATCTGACGAGGGTTAGTCATCGGCCCCGCCACCCTCGGTGTCGGAGGAGACCGCGAGCAGCGGCTTGCAGATCCACTCGACGTCCTCGACGACCCGGGTCACGGTGGTGGTGGGGACGGCGGCCAGAGCGACCGGGTCCGGGATCTCCTCGGCCACCTCGCGGGTGCCGGTGACGACCCGCTCACACACCTCGCCTCGGCTCGCGAGGGCGGCGAACCCGACGGGGCCGTGCTTCAGAAGCACCTTGTAGACGTCGCCGAACGCGTCCTTCATGACCTCGAAGCCGTGCGCCAGCGCGGCACGGGCGATGGCTGCCATGGCGGCCTTGTCCTGCACGTAGAACACGTTCGAGGCGTCGAGGTAACCGGCGTGGTCGGCCAGTTCCGGGTTGGCCTCGATCATGTCGGCCAGGGCGCGGAGTCCGGCGGCCTGCCGATGGGCGAGGGTCGGCTGGGTCGCAGAGGCTGCGGTCACTTCGGGCTCCAGTTCTCGGGCGGTGGTCAGGTCGGTGCCGGTCACGGTCATCCCCTCTTCTCGCAGGCGTCGTCATCCGGGGAGCACGGCCAGCACGGGTCGTCCTCCTGGCAGGGCGTCACGTGTTCGGTGACGGTGACCTCTGCGGGAGGGGTGGTGTCCTCGCATCCGGAGAGGAGGAGGACCGCGGCGAAGACTGCGGAGAGGGGGGCCCTCACTTCGCCACTTCCTTGGCAACCTCACCGATGACGTGCCCGACGATCAGGCGGAGCATCAACACGAACGAGATGACCAGCGACGCCTCGTACGACATCGTCGGGAGGAACTGCCACCACTCGTGGTGCAGCACGCCGACGGTGAGCATGAGCATCCACGCGCCGAGGAACACGGAGGCGGCGAGGATGGCGATCCCTGCGATGAACTTGCTCACGACTGGCCTCCGGTGAACCGACTGTTGGCGATGGCCCTCAGGTCGCCGTACGTCAACCCGGTGCGCTCGTTGGGCGAGTAGGCGTTCGAGGTGGCGGTGATGGCGTACTCGTCGTCGGGCTGGTCGGGGAACAGTTCGAGCACGTGCCCGAGCCGCGCCCACGGGTCGTCGCCGGGGTGCGGGTGGTGGGCGGCGAAGTCCTGACGTTCGCGGTCGTTCATGCCGCACTCCCTGTCGGGTGCTCGGAGTTCCAGTCGGACAGGCGGTCCACACCGGAGTCTGGGGTGAGGTGGACGGGGTTGCCGTCGGGGTTGGCGTGCCCGGTCCAGCCGATGAGGTGCGCGTGGTACAGCACCGTGAAGTGGGTCTCGATCTCCGGCGCCATGTACGCGTGGTCGACGTAGGCCCAACCCCTGGGGGGCGGTGCGTCGCCGGAGTGGTGCAGCACCTGGCCTTCGCCGACGGACCAGAGTGCGTCGTGGAGGTCCCGGTCGTAGTGGACATCGGTCATCATCGGGTCACCCACCCGTTGAGCGTCACCGTGCCGGCGGGAGTCGGACAGACCCTCCACAGGTCGGAGCCATTGACCGGCACGGTGACGATCTTCTCGTCGTGCCGCAGTTCCACCAACGTCGTGATCTGTCGGACGGTCATGTCACGACCGCCGACCCACTGGTAGCCGCCCATCGGCTTCTTGTGAGTGGAGTCCCACGCGCCCCGCGTGGCGTTCCACTCGATCGCGTCGTCGGCGACGTGGCGGAGCATCGCCACCCGCTCGGGCGTCTTCGCGATGCTCACGACGCCACCGCCGCGTCCCGGACGTCCGCCGGGAACGCGCCCAGCAGCTCGCCGAGGTAGACCTCCCGCTCGTGGACACGCCGGACCAGCGTCTCGGCCGTGTCCAACTGGCCTGGCCGCACCGACATGGGGTCACGTCGCTGCTGTAGGACCAGGACGTCCCGGTCCCGACACAACACCTCGTACTCGGTGTGCCGCTGGACCTTCTCGCTGGCGAGGAACTTGCAGACCGCGGCGACTTCGGCCGGAGTCATGACGACACCTGCATGTCCCGGTCGTCGGACAGGTCACCGGCGAACGACACGGCGACGTGCCGGTGGTGGTCGGGCTTCACCCACACCACGCCCCGATGTTGGCGGACAACGTCGTAGGCGGTGCCCTGGGGGGCGTCGGTGCGGTGGCGTCCGGTGATGCGGACCGAATCGTCGGTGCTCACGACCCCACCTCCGCGTCGTCCTCGTCGTCCTTGGGGATCTCGCCGGGCTCGTGCACGGTGTCGGTGTAGTCGCCGACCTCGGTCGCGCCGCCGCAGTTTCCGCACTCGAACCGGGTCTGCGCCGCCATGTCGAACGGCATGGCCGGCATCCCTTGGTGCTCCTCGGTCGAGACGACGAGGCCGTAGAACATGTCGGTCTCGCAGGTCGCGCACTCCATGGACAGGTAGAAGGCGCCGTTCTGCCGGACGAGCGGAGACCAGTCCGCGACGTCCTTGTCGGACAACTGCCTCACGTTCGACGGGGTGTCCAACAGCACGGCCGTCCATCCACCGGCCTTATTGCGCCAGGCGATGGAGTAGCCCTTCGGGCTGATGCGGCGTTCGCTGCTCATCACGCACCACCGAGGATGTTGCGCAGGTCGTCGATCAGTGCTTGGACTAGGCCGGTGTCGTGCGGGGCGTCGAACTCATCGAGCAAGGCCAAGGCCGCAACGACACGTTCCCCGTCGCCCGACTCCACTGCGCTCGTGCTGTTGAGCTGGTCAATCAGGTGCGCGATCGCGACCTCGTGGTCCTTGACGTCGTCGAGCATGACGAGGTCGCCGTAGTCCTCCACGGTGCCGTCAGTCCTTGCTGGGAATACGGCCGTCTCGCAGGACTTGTACCCCGCGATGACAGGGGGTAGGTCCACGGCGCTCACGGCGTAGTGCAGGCCGCCGATCTCGACATGCCACGCCTCGCCGTGCCAGCCGGGGGCAGTGCGTGAGTGCACGAGGACATCGGCGCGGGTGTACTGGGTAGACTGTTCGGTAACCATCTGGGAGCTCCTAACTCCTCGTGTGGCCAGCGGTCTCTCGCGTCTTGCACGGGCGCGGGAGACCGCGTCCTGTATGGATCAGTTGTCGGTGGCGAGCAGGACCTGTTCGCGGTCCCACTGCTCGTCGTCCAGGTCGATCGGCCCGATGGCCTCTACGTAGGCGGCGTCCATCTCGTCCTCGGTCACGCCGCACGCCCCGTACGGGACCGGTCGGCGAACGCCTTGACCAAGTCCGGCCCCAGGTAGCGGGCGAGGGCACCCCCGTCGCCGGCGAGGATGTCGGCGAGGACGTCGAGTGGGATGTTCAGCGAATGGACCTTGCCGCGGCGCATGCGCGACAGGCGCATATCGAGACGGTGGGCGTCGAGGCATGGCTGGCACGCGAGGGTTCCGGTGCGGATGTGCTGCCCGTGACCGCGCGGCGTTCCGTGCTCGATGGAGGCCATCTCGCTCATCACTTGCCGCCCTTCCGCTTGCGGGCCGCCTCACGGAGTACCTGCTCGACACCGCGCTCCATGCGTTGGAGGTCGCGTTCCGAGACTTTCTTGCGGCCGAAGAGGCGTCGGAGGAGTCCCATCACGCCACCGCCTCGCTGTAGTTCCGGGTAGTGGTGCCGTCGTCGAGGAACCAGACGCCCGGCCTGCCCGGGACCGGGCCGATCTCGACCGAGTCCAACCGCACGCCTCTGTCCGTGCGCTCTCCGTCGACCGGGATGAAGAACTCCCAGCGGTCACCGGCGCCGACGAAGATCCCGATGTACTGGATGGCGCGCTCGCGGTCGGTCATCACGCACCCGCCCGGAACGTCGGCGAGTCGGTCTCCATGCGCCACGCGAACATCAGCCGCACCAACGGGTCACCGGTGAGCGCGCGGGCCTGCTCGATGTCACGCCCGCCCAGAATGGAGAGCAGTCGGTCGTCGGCGGCGATCACGTTGTGGGCCTCGCGGACCCCCCCGGGGGACGCGGGGAGGTACGCGAGGAGTCTGCGGACGAGGGTGATCACGCCGCACCGTCCACCGGCAGCGGCCCGTAGGGCACCACGTCGAACGTCACGCGGGTGGTGTCGGTCTCCGTGTCGTACACGGCGTGCTTCGGGGTGAACTTCTCGCCCATCGTGTTCGGGCCGACGATCATCGTCGGGAACGACCGGGCGTCGGCGTACACCACACCGGGGTAGGTGGCGGCGAACTCCTTGGCGAACTTCACTGTGGGCTCCTCGGCGGTAGGAGAGGTACGGGGGTTCATGCGGCACTCGCCCTGTCCGGCCCGGGCGCAGGGACGTGCACATCGGTGACGCCGTGCAGTCGTCGGGCCTCGATCCACAAGTCCTTCAGCACCGTCTTGGCGATGGCACGCAGAGCGCGACCGTGCTGGTGCGCGGGCGGCAACGGGGAGCCGACTTCGGCCGGCTTGCCACTGGGTCCGCATTGTTTGCAGGGCACGTTGTGCACCGCGTCGGCGTACTTCGCCCGCGTCTCGTCGTAAACCGTGCGGTACTTCGAACCGGACGGGGCCTTCACGCACGAGGTGGCGATGAGCCACGCCCGCTTGCGGGCCTCTTGGGACCAGTTCGACTTCTGTCCGCGCGTCCGCTTGGGCGCGGTTGAATGGCTCCCGCCAGCGTTCACCATCTGGGTTTCGAGCACATAATGGCTGGCGGGAAGTTGGGTCCCAGTGGTGCGGGCGCCTTGGGTTTCGTCGCACGAATGACCACTGGGAAGTGTGTGGTATCCGCAGTACGCCCAGAGTTCGGACACGGTGCGGGGCCGCTGGTGCAGGGTGTTCCAGTACGGGTCGCCGATCTCGCCGAGCAGGCGGGCCAACTGCTTCTCGCCGACGCCGGTGGCCTGTTTGATCCACGGACCCCACTGCGAGCGGCGCATGTGCGACTGGAGCTGCTTGATCGCCTGGTCCTCCACGGCGGCCAGCGCTTCCAGCGACAGCGCGATGCGCTTCACGTCACGGTGGTCCTCGGGGAGTCCGAGGCTGCGGCGGATGCCGTCGTCGTCCACCTCGGTTGAGGTGAGCTGACGGAACCGGTTCCCGCTGGCGACGCGCAGGGACTCAAGGTCGTCCACCTGGGACGCGAGGATCTTCAGGAGCGGGTCGAAGAGCAGACCGTTGGGGTTGTTCACGGTGACTCCTTTGGTTACCGACCAGGGCGCATGTCATCTGGGTTTCGCATCGTCATTGGCCCGGTCGGGAAGTTGGGTGCCGAAGGCGGTCCCGCCATGGGTTCCGCAAGCACGTTGGCCTTCGGCAAGTTGGGTGCCCGGACGGAAAGACCTTGGGTGTCGGACGGCCTTTGGTCCGGGCAATCTGAGTGCCAGCGGGGCGCAGGCTGTATGGGCCTCGGCAGGAGCGTGGCCCGGCTGGCGAGTTGGGATGCCAGCCTGACGGGAACCCTTTGGGCTTTGCGTACATCCTGGTCAGGCTGGCAAGTCATCAGTGCTTCAACACCTCTCGACCGACCTCGGGGTCGAGCGATGCGACGGTGTCCACCCCGAACTCCGTCACGGCGGTCAGCAGGCGCTCGTAGCGCTCCGCCTCCGCCAGAACCTCGGCGGCCTTGCTCCGCCGCGAAGAGACCAGGTACTCCAGGTCCCGCGCGGAGCAGTCACCGAGACGCTTCCACGACTCGCCCACGTACACGGAAGCGGAGAGTTCGGCGCTGTACCAGTCGATCAGGGCGGCCGTCGCGGCACTCGCCGTTCGCTGACCGGACTTCGTCTTGTACGTCGCCGGATCGGCCGCGGGCTGCACGACCGGGCGGGACAGGACGTGGCGGACGTACTCCCGCAACGTCACCGACACCACCACGTGCGCCTCGGCGTCCGTCAGGTTGGACAGCAACTTCTCCGTGACCACACCGGGGTCCGGGTCGTGCTTGCCCAACTCGGCGATAGCCGTCCGGAGATCGCTCGAAGACTCGATGCTCACGCCACACCGTCCTCATCCAGGACGAGCGGAGCGGTCCCACCCATCCGCTTGTGCAGATAGGACAGACCAGCCACCGTCACCCGCACCTGCGGCTTCGCCGGCACCTCCTCCTTGGTGTAGGAGTCGACCCGCGTACGGGGCCGCAGGGTGACGTGTGCCGAGTGGTTCGAGTACGGCTTGTCACCGGGGCCGATCAGCCGCCAGGACCGCAGCAGCTCGAACAGCCGGCGCTGGCCGGTGGAGATCGACGGATCCCGGTTGAGGATGTAGGCGGCCTCCCGCACCGAGTAGTCCGCGCCGGTGTCCGCGAGGACGTCCCACGACACGGCGCGGGGACGCAGCTCGATGACCTCGGCCTCGGCGGTGTCGGCACGCAGCGCTTCACGATCCGCGCGGTCCGCCTCGGCGATGACCATCTCCGCCAGCTCGCGGCGACCGATGGCAGTGACGTCCACGCGGGGTGCGGTCTCCGCCTCGCGGGTCTTCACAGCGAAGTAGACACGCGCCTCGGCGACGGCCTTCTTCGTGTCGTCACCGGCCATCGCGGTCAGGTACGCCGCGAAGCGGGTGAGCCGGTAGTCGTCCAAGCGCTGGTTGCCCCACCGCCCGCCATCACTTCCCGCGGCCAGGAAGTGATGGTCTGCCGAATCGGCACCTTCGACCAGCGACAGGGAGTACCTGGCCTTGGAGATGACGGCCGCGAAGTTCTCCCACTTCAGGTAGTCCATCACCGGGGCGAGGTCGCGCCCGGTCCAGAACTCGCCGGCCTCGTCGGTGCGACGGATGGCATCGAACTGGGACGAGCCGAAAAGGGTGAGGTCGGTCATGTCGTCCGCCTCACGCCGCGTCGGCGATGAGGGCGTCGATGAGGCCGAGGGCTTCCTCGCCGAACAGCCGGCTGACCTCGGTGACGGGGATGTAGAGGCGGTTGCCGAGGCGGGTGACCGCGATCTCGCCGTTTTGGATGGCGACCCTGACGGCCTTGACCTTCATGCCGGTGATCTGGGCGAACTCGGCGGGAGTGAGGGACACCCGCTTCGGCCGGGGGCTGTTCTGGGGGGTCATACCGGAAACCCTAGGTGGAGTTACCGGTAACTACAAGAACTTGGACCTCCGACTTCCGGTAATTTCGGGTAGCCGGTTGACCACTTGCCGTCAACATCCACTACCTGTAACCAGTTGTTTACCCGGCTAGCTCCAGTTGGATGTAGATGGACCTAGTTGGATCGGGCATGATGACCCTATGACGACAGACGCGGGACGTGTATGGCTCGGCGAGAAGGTGCAGGAGCACCGCAAGCGACTGCGCCTCAGTAAGGAAGAGGCGGCCCGACGGGCCGGTGTCAACGTCAAGACCTGGACGCAGGTCGAGCGGGGCGAGGTGGTTCGCGACACCACCTACGTCGGAGTCGAGGAGGCGCTGGAGTGGCAGAGCGGTAGCGCAGAGGCCGTACTGGACGGCAACGATCCAGTCGTGGTCGAGCGCGCCCAGGAAGAGCCACCCGACGAGGTCGCCGAGCTCGCCCGGCTCTTGGAGGTGGTACGGGACAAGTTCGGGGACTCCGTGTACACCGAGGCGATCCGTGTCGTCGAACGCACACGTACCGACACGAAGCGTGACCGTCACAACCTTGCGTAGCTCGATCGGTCCAGTTCGCTACTCCATACGAGGTCGAACACCCACCGAACAGCGCAGCCGAACGGCGTAACAATCCGCATCTCTGCGGCGTTAATCCCTAGGTCAGGTGAAGTTGTCGGGGAGGCCGCCTTGTACCGAGTCGTGCTGATCACGCTCGCCGTGTCCGTTGTCGCAACCGCTGCCACCACCGCCATCAATCTTCTCGTCGACACCAATGTCGGCCCGGCCCGCTTCGGCGCCGACCTCATCTGGTCCGCCACCATCGCCTCATGGCTCGTCGTCGCCATGACGTGGTGCACCGAACGTGTCGTCACCAGCAACCGCAACGGCTGGAAGAAGGTCAGCGCGAAAGTCGACAAGGTCGAGACCCGCCTGGGCGAGGTAGAGGACGCGATGTCCGACATCGACAAGGAGCGTGTCCAGGCCAACGCCGTGGTGGTGCAACTGTTCAGGAACCGGCAGGCGAAGTAGAAGGGACCAGCCATGGGCAGGCCGCCGCTTGAACCTGGCACCGCAGGCAGCATCACCGTCACAGCCCTACCGGAGGGCGGCCATGTCGCCCGATGCCGGTTCGGCGACTACGACGGCGTCACCCGCCCGGTCGAGCGTCGCGGAAAGAACCAGCAGGCCGCGCGTGCGAACCTCCAGAAGGCGCTGAAGGATCGCAAGCGACTGGGTGGCGACGGTGAGATCGGCCCGGAGACCTTCGTGAAGGAGCTCGCCGAGCTGTGGTTCACCAAGATCGAGGAGCGGGTGGCCGCCGGCAAACGGTCGCCGGGAACCGCGCGGACCTACCGCATCTACATGGACTCGCTCGTGATCCCGCTCATGGGCAAACTCCGCCTCCGGCAGGTAACCGTGGGACGAGTCGACGCGCTCATCGCCGCGGCAGTGAAGGAGAAAGGGCCGGGTGCGGCGAAGACCACGCGGGCGGTGATCTCGGGCATCCTCGGCATCGCCGTCAGGCACGACGTACTCGACGCGAACCCGACCCGCGAGGCCGAGGTGATCGAGTCCCCCGACAAGAAGCCGGCCAGGGCGCTGACGCTGGACGAGGTGGCGCTCATACGTGGGAAGGTCCGCAGCGACAAGCGGTCCGCGGCGCGGGACCTCCCCGACTTGGTGGACATGCTGCTTGCCACGGGACTACGCATCGGTGAGGTCTGCGCGATCACCTGGGACTCGCTGAATCTCGACGCGCGGACTGTCGAGGTTCGGGGGGTGGTGATCAGAGTCAAAGGCCAGGGCCTCACCATCAAGACGTATCCGGGGTCCAAGACGAAACACCGGACGCTGCTTCTTCCTCGATGGGCCGTCGCGATGCTGCTCGATCGGCAGGTGAGGCAGATACCGAACGAGTGGAACGTGGTGTTCACGTCCCCAAGGGGATTCCTGCGCGACCCCAGTAATACAAACGCGGATCTGCGGGACGTTCTCGACAAGGCCGCCGTCGATGATCAGGGCATGGAGGTGTTCCCTGCGATGGAGTGGGTGACGAGCCATGTCCTCGGCCGCAAGACGGTGCTCACGCTGATGAACCTCGCCGGGCTTCCGGCCAGCGCGGCGGCGGACCAGGCGGGACACTCGAAGGTGTCGATGACGCAGGACCACTACTTCGGCAGGAAGACCACCGACACGGGGGCCGCAGACCTGCTGGACGACCTGTTCGAGTCCAAGTAGATCCGGACAAGTCCTTCTGTTTCCGTGGGGTAAGCGTGGGGTACACCTGGTCATGACCCCTACAAGACGATCGCCCCAGGCCTGTGACCTGGGGCGATGGCTCCCCCTACTGGATTCGAACCAGTAACCCTTCGATTAACAGTCGCCGCTTGGCTGACCAGGGAACTTTCGGTAACAAGACAGCTTGATAGCGGTTCGGACATCCCGGTAACTCCCGGTAAGTCAGTCAAGGTTCTCGGGTTTCCGTGGGGTAAACGTCGGGTTTGATCACGACCGGGGCATGGGACGGCCCCCGTCTCCAGGGAGTACGGGGGCCGCCATCCCACCGGGTCAGAAGCCCAGGCGGTCGCACCTGGCCGCAGCGAGGAACGCCCCCGCTGAGGCTGCGGTGAACACCAGGACACTCGACGTGTTCTTCGAGTCGCGCACGCCGATCACCGTCGTTGTGATCGCCAGTTCCACACAGTTGCCGCCTTCGCCGCCGCTTCGAGCGCTCTTGCGCCATGCGACATCGGACAGGTCTGGATTCATCCCGACCTCCTTTGTGCTCTCACAGGTTCGAGGCAACTGTAGTCAGGCAGGTCACGCTGTCGTTCGGCGTCATGGCCATCCCGGAGAGCTGGGAGAACATCGCCTCGTAACGATTCAGATCCGCAGCCTTCTCCAGGTACAGCGACCCGCGGCCGTTCTCCAGGTAGACGGTGTTCATGCGCGGCTCGTCGTCGAACCCGAGCAGAAGGAACGGCGCCGTCATCGCCGGGTGTGCGCCCGCCTCGAACGGGAGCACCTGGATCGTGACGTGCGGAAGGTCGGCCAACTCGGCGAGGTGCCGCAGTTGCTCCGCCATGACCTCCCCGCCGCCGACCTTGCGTAGGAGCACGGCCTCGTTCAGGACGGCGTGCAACGTGGGCGGTTCGTCGTCCGTCAGCCGCTGCTGTCGGGCGCGGCGCAGTTCCACCTGCCTGTCCAGTTCCGGCGGCGTGGACTCGGGCCGGTTCGCCAAGGCGACGGCGCGAGCGTACCCCGGCGTCTGGAGCAGGCCCGGGATCAGTTCCGACTCGTAGGCGCGCAGCGTCGAGGCGTCGTGCTCATAGCCGAGGAAGAGCCGGAACCAGTCCGGCACGAGCTTGGAGTACGTCACCCAGTAGCCAGGCTGGTTGGCCTCTTCGGCGAGTTCGAGCAGGCGGGCACGGTCGGCGTCGGCCATCCCGTACTTGGGCGCGAGCAACTTGATGTACATCGGTTTGATCAGTTGCTTGCCGCCCTCGATCTTCGACAGCGTCCCCGGCGTCACCTCGATCTCCGCGGCGGCTTCCTTCGGGGTCACGTCCGCGATGGTGCGGAAGCGGCGGAGCTCGTCGCCGAGCTGCCACCGACGGATCGTGGGACGTGACTTGCTGGGCATGTTCTCCTCCGGTGTCTGGGTGTGCGGCTACATCCTGCACCGCATCGACGCCCAGTTTCCTAGCACTTTCACCCGTCCGGCTAGTGCGTGCAGGAAATTCCTGAGCTACATTTCCTCTGCGCCCACTGCCGGTCGGTGGGAGGCAGCCCGGTCCCGCAGGCTCTCACAGGTTCGCGGGGCCGGGCCAAGGTCCCCGCCGGATCCTTCACCTGACTCGGCGGGTCGCCCGGTCCCTATGGCCGGGCAGGTGTCGGGGCATCGTCGCCGGTGTCCCGGCACCCCGGGCTCATGGACGGAGGAGCGATGAGCACCCTGCTGGCTGTCGCGTTACTGGTCGGAGCCCTCCGCGCCCTGCTCTACGTGATCTGGCTTCTCGCCCGCCCCCACAGGGCGATGTACGAGGAGATCGCCGCGCGGTGCGCAGCCCTCAACACCTCCGTCCCCGACCCCTCGGTGGACGGAACGGCCACGGCCGGGGCGGGAACCCCCGACTCTGCTCCGGTCGTGGCCCGTCGTCGTGTCGGCTGGTGGAGCGGAAGCGCCCCGGCCCACAGGCGGGTGGCGTGATGGACGTCGTCCTCGGTGTGTGCGTGGCCCTCGTCCTCGCCGGCCCGTACGCGGTCGGCCTGATGCTGGACCCCACTGTCGTCCCCCGTGGGTATCGCTGGATCTCCGTGCCGGGCCGTGTCAGTGGGTCCGGGTCGGCACGGGAGGAGGTGGGCACGTCCGACGCTCCCCTGACGGACGTGCCCACCTCGCGCCGCGGGGAGGGGCCGTGACCGGGCCGGGGATCGAGACGTACCGGCCGCCCGCCGGCGGGCCGGCGAACGACAGCGCTGATGGGAGCGTGTCATGACAAGGGCCTCCGCCGAGGTGGTCAAACGGGCGCTTCTCGCCTACCCCAACCTGCGGATGCTGCTGCGGTTGGACGGGACAGGCTGGGTGTGGCTGCCGCCGCCGACGGACGAGCAGGGTGAGGTGCGGGAGATCCACGGCGTGCGTTTCTGGCTCGACACCGGCCGGGACCAGGTCGACGCGCTGCGGGTCCGGTCGGAGCTCGACGCCGCCGCCGTACGGACCGACAGCGAGGGCGGGATCCTCTGGAAACGCGATGGGGGGCTGGTCGACGTGGTTGAAGCGCTGATCGGGTTGCCGCCGCCCGACTCGCCGCACGCGCCGCGCCTGGTGATCGGCCACGCACCTCGGGACCAGTGGTGGTCGTGAGCGACACCGAACTCCAACCGAAGCCGGACCCGTCGGTGTGCATCTGCCGGTGGAAACGATCGCCCTACGCCGGTATGTCCGACGTGCGTGTACCGAACCCGGCGTGCCCCTTCCCCGGGCACGCCGGCTAGTAGCCACCACTCCCGGTTCCGCACCCCTCCGGGAGTGGACATGACGCCCCCTTGCGCACCCCCACGTGAGGGGGCGTCACCCCACCCGCCGCCACAGAGAGGCAGTCACCGACATGGGCTGGAAGATGTCCCGCGAGGAGTTCGAAGCCCGCGCCCTGCACACGCTGGAGGAGTCGTACACCGTGCGCCCCACGCCGCGGAACGCGGAGGCGACCGACGCCGAGGCCGCCGAGACGCCCTCGGCGCCCTCGGGACCCGCAGCGACCGCGGACTGATGCCGAGGCTCACGCCGACCCGACGCCCCTCGGCTTCGACCCGGGGGGCGTCACCCTGCCCGCACGAAGACTGAGGAGAGAGTCATGTCCTGGGTGAAGAGGATCGAGTCCGAGCCGGTCAAGCAGCCGGGGTCGCCGTGCCCCGACGATCCGCCGACGGACAAGTCGTGAGCGCGTTAGCCGCGGCCCGGCGCTGGGCGGTCGCCGCCTGGCGCCGGGCGTCGGCGCCGGTGGACCAGACGGACGACGAGCTGCGGTGGGACGAGCAGCACTGGCAGGTCGCGCCGTGACGTCTGGCTCCCCGCAGTCATGCGGCCTACCCTGCTGTCCGGAGGTGCCGCCGTGTACGTGATCGCCAACCGCAGGACCGGGCAGACGTTGACCTCGACCACCGACCCGTACCGGGCGCGGCTGCTGGCGTGCGGGTTCGAGCAGTACTCGGCGCGCGGTGCGGTCCGGCCGGACATCGGCGGGGTCAACCACTACTGCCACGTCGGGCGGCTGCGGATGGGTCAGCCCCACCCGTACGAGGCAGGCGCGCGGAGGCTGTTGGACGCGGAGCGGGACGCGCTGGCCCGTGGCGTGGTCGAGCGCTTGGCCGGGCGGCTCCCGTAGCCGGAGGTCGGGTTCGACACCCCGATGTATTCATAGGTGATCGAAGCATCCCCCCCGGGCATGCCGGACGCCCCGCACCTCCTCGGGCACGGGGCGGCGCAGGCGGCGGAGCTACGTCGGCCGCTTGGCGGTGAGGACGCGGGGCAGGTGGACGTGCAGGTGCCGCACGGTGACGTCCACCTCCGCGAAGGCGAGCAGCAGTGCGAGGTCGGACGCCAGGGCCACCGAGCGGTGCCGGCCGCCGGCGCAGCCGAACGCCGCGGTCACGGGCTTCAGTCGTGCCATGGAGCGGACGAGCCGCGCCGTGGTCGACGCCAGCTCCACGGCTCCGGGCGTGGCGAACACGAACCGGGACACGTCCTCGTCCAGGCCGGTCCGGTCGAGCATGTCGGCGCCCGGGACGTGGGCGGGGTCGGCCAGCAGGCGGCGCAGGTCGAGCGTGATGTCCACGGTGTCGAGTTCGGGCGTGGGCGGGTGCAGGTAGCCGAAGGACAGGACGGTGACGGGGTGCATGACGGGCCTCTCGCTGGAGTCTCGGTGGGGAACGGAAAGGGGGCGGCCCCCGGAGGGGCCGCCGGTCCCGTCACCGGTTGAGGTGGTTCTCCAGGGCCTCGGCCTGGGCCTGGGTGAGGTTGAAGTACTTGGTCTGGGCCGGGTTGTTGATGTCGGCGGTGGTGCCGTCGTGGGTGAGGGCCTTGAGGATGGTGCTGCGGCTGTCGGTGACGAAGAAGCCGTTCCCCAGCTTGATCATGTTGTAGCGCTCCATGGTGTCCTCCTCGGCGGTGGTGTTCCTTGCTGCTGTAACCATCATGTCCCACTGTGGGACGTTACGCAAGCACCTGTCAGGGGAACCACTCGAACGGAGCAACTCGGAGGCGGAAGCTTGCACTGTGCCCCACAGTGGGGCATTATGGCTACACACACAGGACACGCCGCCACGGAGGACGACATGACCACCAACGCCACCGCCGTCATCACCGCCGTCATCGCAGACGCGAACGGTAACCCGTTCACCGAGGAACAGGTCATCGACCGCGAGCCGATCGAGCACGACATCGAGCGCGACTTGTCCACCGTGTCGTTGTCCGCCGCAGACCTGGGCTGCGAGCCGGGCACGCTCTACCGCGTGTCGCTGGTGGACGACGAGGACCGCGTCCTCGGCTCCCGTGAGGTCGTCGCGCTGTGACCGAGGTGTGGACCACCGACCAGGTAGCCCAGCACCTCGGTATCGAGCCCCGCTCGGTGCGCAAGACCATGTCCCGGTGGGGTATCGCCGTGAGCGGGAGGGAGCCCGGTCGGGCGGGCGCGAACCTGTACCCCGCCGACGAGGTCCGCGCGGGCAAGTCGGCGTCCCAGGGCAAGGGCAACCGGACCTTCCGCAAGCTCACTGCGGCCCAGCTCGACGAGATCCGTTCGGCGCACGGGCAGCGCACCTCAGCCGAGGTGGCGGCCGACTACGGCGTGTCCTCCGGGTACGTCCGCGCCTTGTGGGCGGAGCGGCATCGGCAGGCGTCCGCCCAGTCGGAGTAGCCCGGCCAACCGCTTCGATCCCATATGGATACATCTCGGTGTCGAACCAGCACTCGCGCACGACGAAACGGCCCCACCCTCCCGTAGGAGAGTGGGGCCGGTTGCTGTCCGCGCGACGATGTCAATCGGTATCGATGACCAGGGGTAGTCGGGTCTGGGTCGAGAAGGCGCGGTCGAACATGTCCTCGAAGTCCTTCTTGTCCCTGGCGATGCGCATCAGGGTGGTCACCGTCGAGATCTGCTTGTCCAGGTGCGGGTTCCCGGTGTCCGCGGTGAGGAACTGGTGGTGCTTGTACGCCCGGCGGCCGCTGGCGTTCTTCGGGTTCAACGCCCGCAACTCCTCCAGCACCCCCGGGGGCAGTTGCTCGTAGACGTACTTGTTGACGAGCCTGCCGACGTAGGGCGTCCGCTTCGACGTGCCCGGCTTGTACTCCCATCCCTGGAGTCGGTAGATCTCCTGGAAGAACTCGTTGGGGAAGCGCTTCACCCAGGGCATCAGCTCACGCTGCACGTACGCCTCCAGGATGCGCTGGAGTTCGTCGCGTGCACGCACCTCCTGGTAGCCGGTGGCCTCGTCGACCAGCGCCAGGATGCCGATCCTGGCGAGCGCGCGGATCAGGATCTCCGCCATGCGGGCGACCGGCTGCTGGTTCGGGGTGAGGCGGCCGTTCTCGCGGGCTTCCAGGTAGACCTCGCACACCATGGGCAGCATCTCCGCCCGGTATCCCCACGAGCGCATGGGGTGGCCGGCCTCCTTGTAGGCGATCGGCGCGGCGAGCTCGTTCAACTCGGGCGAGATGTAGGGCTGGAGGTTCTGCGCGGACAGGAACGGCGCGCGGGCCTCGCTGCCGTGCCGGGTACTGCGGGACTTGTCGGGGTTGCGGCCGAGGACGGTCAGGACGGTGGACTGGCTCAGGACCCGCGTGCCGTCGGTGAGCACCGCGCACGAGATCAACCGGTCGCCGATGACGAGTTCGCCGACGTGGGTGGCGGTCTGGATCGTCGACCCCCAGCGGGCCTCCGCGGCTTGGCGGGCGATCTCCGCGCGGCGATGTCCGGTCAGGTTGGCCGCCCTCGCCTTGCCGCCCTCGCTCGCCTTGCTGCTGATGTCGTCGGTCACAGCACCTCCACTCGTTGCTTGCCCAGCAAGCATGCCACACCGGGCTAGTTTCACCAACTCTCCGGCCAGTAAGGAACCGCCAGCTAGAGGGGCTGAAAGTGCCTGCTGGGGGTCGACCTGGTCGGCTGTTCTTGCTCGGCAAGCAGGTCATGCAGGATCAACGACGAAACGCCCCCATCCTGCCGACCCGGGGGCCAACAGGATGGGGGCGCTCGCCTGCCCGCGCGAGGGGTTCGCGGGGCTACCTGCCGGGAAGGTGGCAGGTGTCAGAAGTCGGCACGCGGGACACCGTCCAACTGGAGGCGCAGTTGGTGCCACTGCAACCGCTCCAGCATCCGACCGCGGGTCTCGGTGATCCTCGCGGCGATCTTCGGCACGTGGAAGTCGAGGACGTTCACGCTGCCCGTGTCGGTCAGCCAGAACCAGTCCTGGTACTTCGAGCGGGGGTTGCCGTTCTGGCGGAGGACGCCACCGGCGCGGAGGGCTCCGGTGATCTGGGTGACGGACAGCTTCAGGCCGTAGCGCTGGTAGAGCAACTGGGACAGCTGCTCCCAGGTCAGGGACTGCGGGTCGTCGATCACGCTGTAGTGGCCGCGCTTGCGGATCGCCGGCAGCACCTCGCCGAACACCCAGGTCTGGAACCGTTCGACCCGGTTCCGGATCACGGCATCCTGGATACGCGCGGAGACGCGCTGACCGATGGCGCGGTAGAACCCCTCCTCGGTCAGGTACCACACGCCGAGATCCTGTGGGCGCGTCAATGCGCCCACGGTGCGACCTGCGGAAACAGTGTCCTTGAACTTGCAGTGCTCGGGCAGGGTCCGGGCCAGGTCTGCGCCCTTCCTGTACCCGAGAGCCTCCGCGACAAGCATCCCGTGGACACGGAAGGCGTCATCGGTGAACTCGACCGCGATCTCGAACTCTCCGTTGTTGAACAGCTGGACAGCTGACATGGAGGGGCGAACCCTCTCTCCGGGACCGGCAGGACTGGTTGTCGCGCCCGGCCGGCCACCAGTCCCATAGGACCGGCCGGGCGCGCAAAAAACCCAGGACCGTCGCCCTGGGCTCGTCTTGGTGTAGCGCGAGGAGTCGCGGCTACATGTCGCGGTTGGTTCTCACTCGACGTCGGACCACGGACCTGCGGTGATCGCCGGCGGGACCGGGGCCACGACGTTCGGGCGGACCAGCACGCCGGTCAGCAGCAGCTCGACCACGACCATGGCGGTGGACTGCATGTCGGGGGACAGACTCAGGCCGAACGCCAGGCCGACGGCGATCGCGGCCTTGAAGAAGCCGACGAGCGCGGCCACCAGGCCCTCGCCCTTCAGGGTCCAGGCGGTGACGACACCGAGCAGCGCGGCGACACCGGCGTTCAGCAGACCCTGCTGGTCGGTGGTCAGCGGGAAGACGGCGGCGGAGACGAGGGCGATCAAGCCGGACGCCAGCGCCAGCCAGTAGGCCGGCTCGCGGCCGAAGATCCGGTTCATGGGGTGCCTTTCAGGTGGTCGGGCTGGTGTTGGCGAGCCGGCGGGTCAGCTCGTCCACGATCTGGTCGGCCTGGTCGGTGTTGTCCTCGCCGAGCACGGCGCGCACGGCGTCCTTGATGTGCGGCAGCTGCGCGGCCGCCACCTGCTCCGGGGTCGGCGTGTGCCGCTCCACGGCCGCATCCACCACGCGCTCCAGTTCGGCGGGCGTGATGTCGGGGTCGGCCGCGACCGCCGCGAGCGTGGCCCTGATCGCGGCCAGCTGCTCGTAGATGGTCGGCCCGAGCAGGTGGGTCGCCCCAGCGCCGCCGGGGCGCAGGTCGAACGCGATGGCACGCTGCGCCATCGCCAGGAACGCCGGGTAGTCGCGGTTGGCGTCGAGCGGCATGTCGTCCTCCTCGGTTCCGTTGAGTAGCGCCATGAACCGGGCGCGGGGGAAGGTGTCGAAGGTCCGGCCGCCCTCGGTGACGTAGCCGGGGTCACGCCGGTCGTCCCACTGGATCTCGGCGTGGGTGATGAACCCGACGGGGCCACCGCCGGTCGCGCGGGCGTGGTCCAACTCCGCCTTCGTCGCCCAGCGCAGCGGGATGCCGTTGTCGAGCGCGATCTTCCGCAGGCCGCTTCTGCCGTCCGGCCCGAGCGCGGACATGCGCAGCGTCTTGTCAATCCAGTTCTCGGGGACGTTGCGCCAGTCCGTGGTGCGCTTGCTGATCTCGTGGCCGTAGGTGCACGAGTTGTAGTTCGACGCGTGCCACGCCGTGTAGCCGGAGGGCAGCAGGAAGATCCACGAGTCGGCGTCGGACCCGCTGTGCCAACTGACGTCGCGGTCGGTGGTGGCGGCGTAGTGCGAGACGTTCTCGGCGGACAGGTCGTTCAGCGTGTCGAGGTCGTCGGCGCCCGCAGTGATGTGGACAACGATCGCCAGCAGGCGGTTGTTACGGGTCGTGTAGTAGTTGGGGCCGTACGGGTTGGGCCGGTCCAGGAGGTAGAAGCCCACGGGGTCACCTCACGCTGCTGTTGGGTCGGGGTAGAGCGGGGGCGGGTCGGAGACGTGGCCGCCGAGTTCGCGGACCTGTTCGGCGATGTTGCGGTCCCACCGCTCGTGGAAGCGGAGCCGGGTCGCCTGCGCCGCGTCACGTGCCTCCTGTGCCCGCTGCGCGGTCTCCAGCTCCGTGATCCGGCCGCGCAGCGCGGACATGTCCTCCCGGACGCCCTTCACCCAGTCGGCGCTCGCGTCCTGGATGACCTGGGCGGCCTCGGCGTTCTTGAGCCGGTTCTCGGGTCGCGCCTTGACCAGCAGAACCAGCGCGGTGATGAGAGCGGCCAGTCCCGTCCCACCACCGAGCCATGCGGCTACGGAGGTAGGGCTCATGATCTGCCCGCCTTGTCGATCTCCTTCAGGTCGACGGTGATCTCCCAGACCCGCCAGACGGCCGCCGTCCACACGCCGCCGACGACGAGCACGAACGACAACGCCCGCGGCCCGGCGGCGGCCAACGTCCACAGGGAGTAGGCGAAGCACAGTCCGCCCAGCAGGGTCAGCCCGGCGCGCTCGATCTCCAGGCCGCGCAGGTTCTGCCGGAACCGCACCATGGCCACGCCGAACAAGGCCAGCGCGCACCCGGCGGTGAGACACCCGAAGAACAGGTAGATCCCCCACGCCGGGATGATGCGCGCGCTGCTGCCCGACACCTTGGCCAATGCGAGGAGCGACACCGCGCCCCAGGTCATGAGCAGGGCGGTGAGGCACACCTCGAACGGCTGGTCTCCCGTCCTCACCGGAACGGGCACTTGTCCTTCTCGGATCACTATCACTGTCTCCGTACCCCCCGACAGGGCCGATGGAAAGACGAAAGGGTTGTGGCGTACGGAGACGCCGGGTCAGAGCGAGGTACGGCCGGAGCCGTCCAGGTGGTAGCGACGGGCGAGAGTCGCGACGGCCGACGACATCTCCGCCTGGGTGAGCGCCCGGTCGTAGACGACGACCTCCAGGTACTGGGCGTCGGCGTAAGCCCCGGTGCCGCCGGAATTCGCGCCGAGCGTGAAACCCGCCAGGCCGTAGGCACTTCCGTTGACGAGCGGCACGGACGCCGGGTCGAGACCGTGGGTGTAGACCATGGTGCCGGGTCCGTCGTAGACGACTCCGTACACCTGCCACGCCTGGTTCCCGGCGTACGTCCACTGGGAGGCCGGGGCGGACAGGCCTCCCGCGCTGGGCGCGACGACGTTGTCCACCGGCAGTTGCAGGGACGCGTACACCCCGGCGCGACCTGACCACAGATGGCCGGTGCTCGTGGTAGTGGCGGTGCCGCACCGCGCTACGGCGAGCACCGTGAGCGGACCCGTGTAGGTCGTCGACCACGCCGAGGTCTGAAGTGGCCTCCCGCCCGTGACGTCCACCGCCTGGTGGGTGGTGTGGGCGTTGTGCCGCAGCACCGGGGCTGTGCCGGTGGGCAGCAGGGGTGACGTCTCCGTGCCGGTGTACGGCGCCCACGACGTGACCGCCGAACCGTCCGTTCCGGTGAGGTCGCTCGCCCGCCATGCGGCCAACACACCCGGCAGTGGGACCGGGTCGGCTTCGGGCAGCGGAGCGGAGGTGACCGGTGGGGCTTGCGGGGCGAGGATCGCGTCACCGATCAGGTCGGCCAGCAACGCGGACCCCCGGTCGGTGAGGTGGACGCCGTCCGGGCCGATGAGCCGGTCCACGTCGGACGCCCGGTCGATCGGGAACGCCCCGGACGCGTCGAGGAACTGCGTGTCGGGGAGTTCGTCGGCGAGTTCCGCCAGCGCGGCGCCGAACTCCGCCCACGTGGACTGCGGTGTGGTGACGTCGAACCGCCGGTGCTGGTGGACGAGCAGGATGCTCGGCGGCTCCGGGCACGCGGCACGCACCATCTTCAGCGCCTTGCGGGTAGAGGCCTTGAACGAGACCGCCGACGAGGTGCCGTTGTAGTCGGCCCAGTCGTTGGAGCCGACCATCCAGATCAGCAGCGACGGAGACAGTGAAGCTACGGCCCGGTTGTGGGTGCGGCTCGGCTGGACGGCCTGGGCGTACAACTGCGCCGCGGTGCCGCCGTGGCCGGCGTTGACGATCCGCACTCCCCCGACCTCGGCCTGCACCCCGCCGATGGTCGTCGTGGCGTGCGCGGTGATGGTCACCGTGTGCTGCCCGTACCCCAGGTTGGGTGAGGTCCACACCCCGTCGTAGCGTTCGGACGATCCCGTCGTGCTCGGGGCCACCGGGTGGTGGACACCGTCGATCGTCACCGTGAACGTCCCGGCCGCCATCGGACCCTGCTTGTGCTGCACGCTGACCCGCTCGCACGTCATGGTGCGGGACATGGAGGCGTTCGCTTCGAGGCGGCGGGTGAAACGGGACAGGCCCGCGTTGACCACCGCCGTGGTGCCGGTGGTTGCCCATCCGGGGTGGTCGGCGAGATAGCTCGCGCCACCACCGAAACGGGCGGCCAGCATGGACGCCACGGTGGTCTCCACGGCCGTCGTGTGGCCCGCGCTGTAGTGCCCGTGGATGTTGCTGGAGCCGATCATCACTGCGGTGACCGGCTGGTGCGCCCGCCACGAGTAGGCGGTACGCCACGACCACAAGCCCATCGGTGTCCTTCGTCAGAGGTTGGTGCCGCCGGTCGCTCCGGTGTCGACACCCTGGTCGATCACCATCAACTCGGTGCGGCGCACGGAGTCCGTGAACAGGCTCGCGGTTCCGGTACCGGTTTCGCGGGCCACGCAGAGGATCAGCGAGATGGTGAGGTTGGATCCGGGCACGAACACGGTGTCGATGTGGCTGGTGTTGCCCCAGCCCTCGTAGACCTGGGCGCCGGGCATCACCGTGGACGAGGTGGTGGCGATCCCTGCCGTGTTGTAGCGGATCTCGATCCGGATGGTGTCGGTGTTGACGGTCGAGGTGGGGTGCACGGTGCCGGTGGTGATCCGGTAGTTGCGGCCTGCCACGAGGGGGATGTCGTCGAGCCGGATCACACCCACCGCGGTCGTGCTGGTGGAGCCGGTCGACGGGGTGGTGCGTCGGTGTCGCTTGATGATGCCGCGCGCGGACACCGATTCGAGCGAGTCGATCCGGTCGTCCAGACTGTCGACCGTGAGATCGGCCGCGTCGGCGAGGGCTTTGATGTCGATCGGTACGTTGGGTGCGGCCGTCCCGGCCGGGTAGGGCCACGAGTAGTTCGCGGTTACGCCCATGTCACCTCCTCCAGTCGATGCGGATCGCGCCGGCCATGCCGCTTTTGCTCAGCCCGTACATGCGCATGTAGGGGGCGCCCTTGATGCCGATGGAGCCGCCGGAGTCCACAAGGGCCTGGCCCAGTGAGGCGGGGAGCCCGAACCAGCCCTCTTGGCCGACCGACAACGCAACGTCGGCGTAGTGGGCACCCCAGGTGAGCGCTCCGCCCGGTTGCCAGTTGTCGGCGACCCAGTAGGCGTGCATGTTCTGCGCCGCGTACACCCCGCCCGACGTTCGGCCCAGCCAGATGGACAGTCCGGTGACGGTGACGCCGGCGAGGGTTCCTCTCGGCTGTCCGCCGTAGAACCAGGCTCCCTCGTTGGCGGTCCCGTACGTGCCTTGGATGACGTCGCCGTTGTCGTCGGTGCGCCACCCGGACCGGTAGGTTCCGACGTCCACTGCCTGGAAGGTGTGGTTGCCTGTGATCGGCGCCGTCGGAGGCGGTGGCGGTGGCGGGACGGCGACCGGCGGCGGGAGTGTGGTGCCGATAGTGTCGAGCACCAGCCCGGAGTAGATGCCGCCGCGCCAGTCGACAGCGACCTGATCCCCCACGACCGGCGTGTAGTTGCCGAGGAACGGGAGCTCCACCGTGGAGTAGCCGGGGACCGTGACCTCGATGACGGTGGGGATGAGACCGGGAACCTTGGTGACCGTGCAGACCCGAGGCAGTGGGCCGGTCACCGGTCCGACGACGTCGAGCCGCGCTCCTTGGCGGAGCACGAGCACCGGGTCTCCGGCGATCGGGATGTACCCGGCGCAGGAGAGGAGCTTGCCCGCGTGTAGGTGACCGCCGAGGTAGATGTCCACTGTGGTGGCGTTGACCGTTGCGATGGAGCCGGTGAGGACTTCGACGCCCGATCCGACCCGTCCGGCGATCTCGTCTGCCAGGGTCACGGTCACCCCCAGACCTGCGAGCCGGGAACGGTGACGACCATCGTCATCAGCGTCGCCGGGATGGGCCAGGTGATGGACGTGACGGTTCCGGTCATCGTCCGGTCGGGCAGCGCGATCGCCACGAGGTCGTCCAGTTCCAGGGCGGGGTTGGCGACGCACTGCACGGTGATGGGCACGACGCGTTCGCTGACGAGCCGCTGAAGTCGGGTGTAGGCGTCGGCCTCGGCGACTTCCTGCGAGGTGATCAGCGGCGACGAGTGCCCGTAGGGAACCCGGCCGAACGGTCCTCCCCACCTCAACGGCCCTGAGTCCTCGGTGACGACACCTTGTACGGCCACCCCTTCGGGGGTGGTGCCGCCGGAGATCACCGCGTTGTAGATCGACGACCGGTCCAGCTTCCGTTGCCAGCCGACGATCTGACCGTTACGACCTACGGTGACCGTCCACACCGGGTCACCGGACGGGACCTTCGGGTACAGCGACAGCGCACCGTTCGGGTTGATGCGGGCGACCATGCCGATCACGTCGGCCAGGTCCTGGATCGCCTGGGTCCGCGAGGTCTGGTAGGCGATCGACGCCGGGATCGGCGAGTCGTCCACGGCGGACAGGTCGGCGATCGGCACGTGATCCCTCGCCAACCGCTTGATCTCCTCCACCACCGACGACAGCGACTCCGGGGCCTCGGGTGCCAGGAACCTCGCCTCGTCGATGCGGGACATCCGGTCGGAGGCCTGAACGTCCACCTGGACCGCGCGGGCCACCCACGTCGGATCGGTGGCGAGTCGGCCGCGGTAGTAGGCGTCCCACGACTCGTCGGGGTCGGAGGAGTCGATGCGATACCAGCCCAGCGACACGTAGCCCGCGGTGCCGGCACCGGTCCGCAGACCACACCGCACCTGGAGTTCGGAGCCGAACGGGGCGAGCGGGGCGTTGTAGGAGGTGGGGATCAGCGTCCCGTCCGTGTCCCGGACGGTGAGGCTGAGGGCCCCATGGATGGCACGTGCCGCGTCCCTCGTGACCGAACCGCCCGTGACCGGCAGGTTGGGGTACACCAGTTCCCCGTCGTACCAGGCATCCACCTGAACCAGCGGGACGAACGAACCTTCCATTGCGTCCAGGACGCTGCGACCGACCGTCTGCACCTACAGCCCCCTGAGCATGTCCAGATACGTCGGATAGAGGGCGAGCAGGTCGTTGTAGGTGGCCGCCTCGGCGAGCAGGTCGTCGTAGGTGCGGGGCTGCACGACGATCCCCGCTCCGGGTCCGCGGACGGTGTCGGCGGTCATCGAGTAGAGCGTCGCCCCGTCCCATCCGTCGTCCGGTGTGGGGATGTACTCGGCGATGGACAGGTAGGTGAGCCCGCTCAACTGCCGGATCAGGGTGGCCGGGGTGCGCAGGCACACCGGGTACGCCTGGTCGAGCAGCTCCTCCAACGCCGCCGCCACCACAGGGGTGCGGGCGTCCAAGGTCAGCGGCATGCCCGACGCCGCCTGACGCGTTCCACCCATCCCGACCGGTGTGGGTGATCCGACGATGCCCGCCACGGTGACAGCCATCGCGCGGGACGCGGGCAGGAAACTCGGGACCGTGACCATCAGATCGCGTGGGGTGGTCAGGCCGACCTGCATGGCCGACGTCGGGTCCAGCGGATCCTGAAGCCATCCGTCCGTGACCGCCACTGTGACCGCGGTGCCGGTGGACTCCTCCGACGGGATGCCGGAGGAGTCGTAGCCGACGGACGTGTACACGATGGACGTTCCCAGCGGTGCCTCGTAGTCCACCACCAGGTGGTCTCCGGACACCTCCGCCCGTGACGCCCCCCGCACAACGGACCGCTGCCCTGCCCACGTGCGGTAGATGGTGATCTCGTCGACATCCACGGGCATCGGCGTGATCAGGATCTCCACCCGCGGGCAGGGGTCGGCGGTGGTGAGGGCGGTGAGCGTCGGCGCCGGTGGGGTGGTCGTCACTACGGCCTCCCTCGCAACTGCACCTCACGGGCGACATGAGCCACAGCACGATCGGCGACGACCTGCATCCGTCCGATGATCGAGCCGTCGGTATCGACCAAGGTCAACGTGGACGGGAACGCCGGGGCCGCGGCGGACACCGAGGTCGGCGCGGCGGTCTGGGCGATCCCGCCGAGCGCGAACCTTTTGATCAGGTCGAACCCGCGATTGCGTGCCAGGTCGTACAGCAGCGCCAACGACCTCGGATGGTTGTTGTCCGGGATGTAGTACTCGTTGTCCCGGATCCGGTCGCCCACGACCCGCCACGTGTTCGGTGGCACCACCTGTGCGATACCGGCCGCCATCGGCGTGAGCTTGTGGACACCGCCCGACGCGAACGCCTTGACCAAGTTGCCATCGCGGTTGACCAGGTTCGGCTGGCCAAGTCCGGGCAGTGCGCCTCGGTACTGGAGATTGACCACCTTCGTCGCCGGGGTGGCCAGGAAGTTGTTCAACTCCTGTCGAGCCGACGCCGAGTTGGCCGTGATCGTCACATTGTTCGGCGTGGTGGTCACGGTGTACCCGAGGTCGATCAGCTTGGCTTTGGCCTCGTCGGACAATGACCTGACTGTGATGGGCTTGTCCGGAGGGACCTTGTCCACCAATGCCTTGAGGACGATCAGCTCACGCTGGGTGTCGCTCATGCCCGGAGTCTGGATGAGCGTCGAGACGTCCTCGGGGATGAGGCCGTACCGGTTGGCCAGGTCGGTTGCCTGCTGGGCAGTCAAGCCCATCTGGCCGGCCTGGGCGATGAACGCCTCACGGGTCGTCTGCACCGCCGCCGTGGCCTTGCCGAGCGCGACAGTCATCGTGTCGCCCTGGCTGATCGACAGGTCGTAGGTCTTCTGTGCCACTTCCGCAGTGGTGCCGGAGATGTCCTGAAGACCTTCGAACAGCCTGCGGCCGTTCTGGGTGACCGTGTTTATCGAGCCGTCGGCGTTGAGTAGTGCCGCGCCCCAGCCCTGCGTCTTGTCGACGTTTGCGCCGAATGCCTCGCCGAGGTTGCTCAACTGCTCGTTGAGGCGGGCGTTCGCCGCTTCGAGGTTGACAGACCCGCCGGAGAGCGCGTCAAGCGCATCCCGCAGAGCCCTGGCGCGGTCGTCGGCGCTGGCCGTCTCCTCGGACAGGACGCTCATCGCCGAGGCGAGTGTGCGTCCAGAGTCGCTGGAGTCCAGCATGGAGGCGCGGCCGTCACGGATGGCCTGGTCAAGGTTGCGCTCTTCCTGCTGCGCCTCACTGAACCCCTTGGCGAGTCCGTCGATGGAGCCAAGCAGGTCGAGGGCCGCCTGGCCGGTCTCGTTGTACCGGCCAGTCCATGCCTGCGACCCGTCTTCCAGCGTGACGAACTCGTGGTTCGCGTCCGCGACTGCCTGCAACTTGGTGCGGAGCCCGTCGAGCGCTTCACCGTTACCGAGCGTCGCGTCGGTCAACTGTGTCAGGCTGATACCGGCTGCACGTGCAGCGTCGGCCACCGACTGTTCGGAGTCGGCGACCTTGGTGTTCTGGATGTCCTGCGCCTGCCGTGCACGCACGGCTTCGTTGACCTGGCCGTTGGACTCCCGCAGTGCCGCGACGAGGCCGTCCACGCGCGAGGAGTGCTCGGCCGTCTTCTTGGCTGCGTCCTGCTGGTGCGACGCCAGCAGTGACAGGCCGACGCCTGCCGCCGCGATCGCGACACCCCACGGACCACCGAGGGCGCCGACAAGGCTTCCAGCGGCGGACACCAGACCGCGGGCTCCCGCCGCTGCGACACCGCCCGCGACGGCACCGAACTGACCGAGCGAGTTGACGGCGCCGGTCACCGCACCCGGTACTCGCTGGAAGGTGTCGATGACGCCGACGCCGACTGCGGTCGGAATTAGGGCGAGCCGACCGGGAAGGCTGGACACGGCGTCGCCGATCGACGTCACCATGCGCCGCATACCGGCTGCGGCGTTGATCGCCGCCACATCCATTCCGGTGGGAATGGCCTTGACCGCCGACACGATCGCAGACGCACGGGAGGACACAGCCTCGCGCGCGGAGTCGAACGTCGATCGCACCGCCGGGCCGAAGCCGCCGATCTTCTCTCCTGCCGCCTGAACCTCGATGGCCGTCCGGTTCACACCGGTGGCGACAGCGGGACCGAGGCGGCCCAGGGACTCCGCTGCGATGCCTGCACCGAGGGCTGCCCGCTCGGACCCCTTCGAGATGACGTCGAACGTCCTCTGGTAGGTCGACGCCATGGCCGCGATCGCGGGAGACCGCTCGGCGAGTGCGCCGATGGCCGCGGTGGTGGCGCCGATCGGCCGACCTGCCGACTCCGCCTCGCGACGAAGGTCGCCCATGACGTCGGTGAAGCTGCGAAGCGCAACCACGCCGCCGAGTTGAGTGGTCCGGTACGCGGCGAGCGCCGCGTCCAAGCGCCCGATGCTCTGTCCGTTGGCCGCGGCAAGTGCGGCCTGAACCCGCATCTCCCCGCTGAACTGACGGACGCCCGGAAGCGCGTCCGAGTTGCCGAGCGCGGAGGACGCCACCCTGTACGCGATGAGCCCCAGGACTGCGGCCTGTAGCGGGCCAGGGAGTGCCGCCACACCCGAGGCGATGCCGCCGATCAGGTCTCCGACCGGGCCCAGCACATCGGTTGCGAGTGCGAGGCCGTCGCCGAGCAGGCCGATGCCGGTCGCGAGCGCGGACACCGCACCGTCGCCGTCCACCGCGGACAGCGCGAGGTCACGAATCCCTTCGGCTGCCGGACGGGCACCGTCGACCACGTCGTCGAGGACGTCGGTAAACTGCCCCCACGCACGCAGTGCGACGTTGAGGCCTTCGTTCCCGATCGCCAGTCCACCGCCGGCCAGCGGGGCGAGCACGTCCTTGGCCGCGTCCTGAAGCACTGAGGCACGGGAGCGGACGGCCTCCGCGAGGCGCGGTCCGTAGACCTCGCCGACCGCGACAGCGGCTTCCAGTGCCTTGACCACCCCGTCGCCGAGGCCTTCCAAGTGTCCGGTCGCGGACCGGACGAGCCCTTCCAGGGGGCCGTCGATCGCCTCGTAGATTTCGATGCCCGTGGTCTCGGCCTGCGACACCAGGCCGTCCCACGCGCCGCCGAGGCCTTGGGTCTTGGCGGCGGCAACCTCGGCCGCGCCACCTGCACGGCCGACCGCCTTGCCCATGTCGTCGAAGGCCTTGGCGCCGGTGCTAGCCAACGCACTGGCCACTGTCATGCCCTCATTGCCGAAAGCCACGGCCGCCGCGGTGGTGAACTCGGCTTCGGTGAGCCGACCCTTCGCCGCAGCAAGCTGCTCGGTGATTGCACGCAGCCCGACAAACTTGCCCTCGGCGGTGAAAGCGTTGATCGCCAACGTCTTGAGGGCCGCCGCGGCAGGAACAGACGGGGAAGCCAGTGAGGCGATCATGCCTCGCAGGGACGTACCGGCCTGCTCGCCGCGGATGCCCTGGGTGGCGATGAGGCCGATGGCCGTGGCCACCGAGTCGATGTCGGCGCCGACGGTCTTGGCCACCGGTCCGACGTACTTCAACGCGTTCGCGATATCGGTTACTTCACCGCTCGCCGCATTGGCCGTGTTGGCGAGGATATCCGCGACACGCCCGGCTTCGCCCGCGGCGAGACCGAACTGGTTCAGGGCGTCGCTCTGGATCTCCGCTGCCTGTGCCGCCTCGATTTGCGCAGCCGCAGCGAGCTGCAAAGTCCCCTTCGCCGCGGTCATCGCCTCGTCGACCGACAAGCCGCCCTTCGCCAGTTCCTTCATGGCGGCGGCAGCGTCGGCCGCGGAGGTGCCGGGGAGGGTGATGTCCGAACCGAGCTGCTTGGCGAGGTCGCCGACGCGGGACATCGTGATGCCCGTGGCGCCGGTGACGGCCTGAAGCTCGTTCATATTTGCCGTGTACTCGTTACCCAGCGTTATGATCGACTTCAGTCCGACCGCAGCGGCGACGGTCCCGGCGGCGACCGCTAGTCCCAGACCTCTACCGGCGGCGGTCGCGATGCCACTGGCCGACCGCAGGCCCGAGCCCAACTTGCTAGGGAACTCCCGAAGGTCCGGGACAACCTCGACCTCAACGCGCCCACCCGGCATTTGGTCCCCCAGACGTACGACTGATCGGACGAAAAGGGGCCATCGGGCGAGCTACGCGGTAACGCCGTTCTGATCCACTACGACTGACGTGCGAGCCCAGGAGGACAGATGTCGGATCAGGTGGAGCAGTCCAAGGCCCAGTCGCGCCGGTGGATGTGGATCGCGGGCGGTGCCGCAGCGGTCGTCGTAGCTCTGGGGGTAGTCGTGTGGGCCACGTATCCCGAACCTGCGTTCGAGATGTGGGGAACCGTCTCCCTGGACTCCGACGGCGCGTTCTCGATGAACCCCGAGTGCGGCGGCAAGGGCGGCTATGACGACATCAACCCCGGTGCCACCGTCACGGTGTACGACGCGGAGAGCAAGGTCGTCGCCACCGGAAAGCTCGACAAGGGGAAGTTCGCCAGCCAGAAACTGGACGCCCCGTGCGTGTTCACCTTCGCGGTCCCCGGCGTTCCTGGCGGGCACGACTTCTACCAGGTCCAGGTGTCCCACCGCGGCAAGATCCCCGTGCCCAGCGAGCAGGCCAAGAGCCTCGTCATGCTGACCCTCGGCTAACTCAACGTGGCGTCGAACTCATCCAACGACACCATGGTCTTCTCCGCTGCCGGGGTCTGATGGGCTGCGACCTGCTCCACGTACTGCTGGAGCCGTAGCTCGGCGACCTCGGGCGGCCGGTTGGCGATGGGCGGGATCAGCGGGTGCGGCGGCGGTTTGATGCCGGCGCGTTCTGCTTCTCTGCGTGCCCGGATGACCTCGCGGTCGTTGGGGTCGACGGTGCGGTCCGCCCAGGCGAGTTCGAGTGCGTAGTGCTGTGCTTCGAGGAGGAGCGCGGTGTTCTCCTCGTGTGGTCCCCAGTGGCCGTCGAGGTCGTTGACGAGGGCCACGAGATCCACCGCGGGCAGGGTCCGGAGGCTCTCCCGTAGGTCCAGCCCGTACACCCGCTGGAAGCTTGCGAGGGAGGCGTCCCAACCTGGTCCGATGAGCCAGGTCAGGACGCCGAGGATTCCCCCGGCGTGTAGTCGTAGGTGCGGTACACCGTGTCGTCGTCCAGTGCGAACTCGGCCAGGGCCTTCGAGGCGCGGAAGATGTGCGCCTGGGCGAGCGCCGAGTGCATCCGCGGCATCGATTCCAGCAGGTCGTTCAGTTCCTTGGCCTTCTGCCCGAACGGCAGGTCGGTGTAGGTGACGCTGCCGCCGCTGATCTTCGCGGCTTCCTCGGCCTTCTTCCGCTCCGCGAGCGCCTTGTCCAGCAGGGCGATGTCCTTGCGGGTGCCGACCAGGTAGGTGAACGCGCCCTGGATCTCGGCGCTGCGGGCGAACGCGAGGCACCGCAGCGCCTCGACGCCGGTGAGGTCGGTCCGTACGGTCCAGTCCTTGCCGCCGAGCTTCACGACCGCGGGTTCGAGCAGCCGCGTCGCCAGCATGGCGTCGAGGTCGTAGCTGATTGCCGTTCCGTTCGAGGCGCCTTGCGTCATCGGTGGTGCTCCTTGGTCAGGCGATCGGGTTGTTGTCCGTCACCGGGCGGATCGCGGGGGAACCGTCGTCGGGGATGAGGGCCGTGATCTCCAGGTCCCAGCCGGCGAGGTCGTCGTCGTTGAGGATGTCGTTGGGGCGGTTGACGAGTTCGGCCTTCTTCAGGAAGTAGGCCTTCTTCTTCGTGCCGTCCACGACGCGGACGATCAGGGCGAACTGCTCCTCGTCGCCTTCGATCCACTCGTAGCCGCCCATCGCGGAGGAGATCGAGCCGCCGGTGAGCAGCGTGAGGGCGGTGGCCTTGGACAGGTCCACCGGGCGCATGGTGATGGTGGCTTCCTCGTCGCCCTTGCGCTGCCGGTAAGTGCCCGTCTTGTTCCAGACGGTCAGCTTCGTGGTCTCGCGGGTGCGGTTGACGTTGAAGCCTGCCTTGATGCCGCCGAACGCCTCCCATCCGCTGAGGGACGAGGCGAAGATGTCCGCGGGCTCGGCGGTGCCGGCGGGGGCGCGGAAAGCGTCCCCATCCAGCCACAAAGCCGCCTTCGACGGGTCGGCGTAGGTAGACATGCAGTCCTCCTGCACTCATGCCCGTAGTCGGGCCTAGGTATGGGTAGGCGCCCTGGAGGAGTTGGACAGGCGCGCTTGTGGGGTGTGGACCGGCCCGCCGCCAAGGCGCCTACCCGCGGCGGGCCGGAGTTCATCTACTGGTTGTGGATCGTCAGTTCCGCGCGGACCATCGCCCGATAGAGCGGGGTGTCGTCGCCACGGGACTTGTCGGGCGGGAGCGGTCCGGCGTCGAGGATCCGGGCCGACCAGTGCATCGTCTGGTGACGGACGTTGCGGGCGGTTTCCAGCGCCCGCATGGCTCGCATGGCGATACGCCACACCACCGTCTCGGGGTCTTCGTCGCCGGCCTCTACGCGCCATGCGTCGACCTGCACGATGGGCTTGTACCCGCCGCCTCCCATGGCGCCGAGAGGCGTGGGGAGTTGGAGGGTGACGTAGGGCTCGGTGACGCTTCCCGGCGCGCGGGTGTAGATGCGCTCTGTCGATCCGAGGGCCTCGACGAACGGCGCGTCGAGGAGGAGGCGGGTCTTGACGGCCAGTGGAACCCAAGGGAGATCCGATTCCACTGCTCACCCCTTCGGCTGCCACCCGGTGTAGCGCCCGTGCTGCCGGGCCGCATCGGTGAGTACGGCGTGCGCCGGCGTATCGGACGTGCCGAACTCTTTCCAGACCGCTTCCGGGTCCGTGTCCTCGACGAACACCCGGTCGCCTTCGTTGCGGACGCCGATACCGTCGCGGTACTCGCCCGTCCGGACAGGAGCGTTGGCCCGCGCCTCGGTGGCGATCTCCGCCGCGATCTGACGGCGCCGTGGCGTGGACGCCTCGAACGCCTGCCGGATCGCCTCGGTGGGGAACACGGTCACCCTGATCGCCATGTCAGGCGCTCGTGCCGACGATCAGGATCTTGTAGGTGACCGCCGTGCCCGCGCCCGAGTTGGCCACCCGCAGCAGATCGCCGGTCGCCGCGGTGACCGCCCAGCCCGCGGTTCCGGGTGCGACGAGGACGGCGCACCCGCCGGGCGGGACGGCGATCGTGTGGGTGGCCGCGCCGAACGGGCCGACGAACTGGTTGCTGGCCGCAGCGCCGAGGACGACGTTGTTGGTGTTGCCCTCGTCGGCGTACAGGAAGATCGCCTTGATCTTCGCGAACGTCACGGTGCCGCCGAGGGCGCCGGTGAGGGCGCCCGCAAGGTCGATGTCGGTGGTGGCCGACGCGGCGAGGGTGTTGTTGTCACCCCAGACGAGGTCGGCCTGACCGGCGCCGGTTCCGCTGGTGAGGGTCTTGGCGTAGGACACGTTCTGTGCAGTGGACGTGCCGCCCAGGTCGGAGGTTCCGGTGAGCAGCGCGTTCACGCCTGCACTGATGTTGGTGTAGAGCGCCATGTCACGCGACTCCTTGGGAGGCGAGCAGGCTCACGCCTGCATGTCGGAGATGAGCCGCGCGGAGGCGGCGAGGAACTTCGGGTGTCGGGCCGGCCTTCGGGCGACGGCACCGACGATGACGAACTTCTCGCCGGTGGCCTCGTTGACCACGACCGACTTCGCCGTGAGCACGGTCTTGGGGCCGACGAGGATCGTCCACTGCGAGATGGTGGTGTCCTGGGCCGCGGAGAGTTCCGAGCCCTGCGAGACGTTCGCCACCGGGGACTGGCTAAACCGCGCCGGCCGGTCCGTCTCCACTGTCGGTGGTCCCGGTCGTTCGTTCCCGCTTTCGGGATCGACCACCGGTGGTCCCGGTGTCGTGATCGTCGCCTTGTCCGGCAGGTGCGGCATCGGCCACCTCCGGGGTGGAGTCGTCCGGGATGGCGGGCGTGTCGTTCGGGGTGTCGAGGTCCACGGCTCCGTCGCGGAGCAGCTTCTCGGCGGCCTGGGACTCGCGGGCTGTGTGGTGGACCCGGCCGTCGGCGTCCCTGAGTCGGATGATGTCGGTCATCAGCAGTCCCCCGCTGGTCGAATGCTGTGCGGACGTCCGCGGCCTTTGGCGCTGGACGGGGTGAGTTGGTCGACCTGTGCGTCGGTGAGGTCCAGCCCGGCGGCGGAGCGGATGGTCACCGCGTGCTCCGGGTGGGTTTCGCCGGACACGCCGACGCCGGTGTTGGTGACGGTGATGCATTCCATCGCCAGCCAGCAGCACACTGCTTTGGCGGTGCCGGCTTCGACGAGGGCGGAGGAGATCCAGGTGTCCAGGCTGGGCAGACGTGCCCGCATGACCGCGGAGACGTCCTCCAACAGCGCCTGACACTGGGCGTCCTCGTCCTCGTCGAAGCCGGCGGCGCCGAGTCCGAGGCGGATGGCCACGTCCGACGGGAGGGCGTACGTGGCCATCGGCTACTCCTTCTCGATCAGGCCGCGGTTCTCCAGTTCGGAGATGAGCGCGCCCTTGGAGTCGAACTTCTCGGTGACGCCCTTGGAGGCGGCGAACTCGATCCACGCCGGTCCGCCGGAGCCGGGCCCGCTACGGGGTGGCTGCTTGACCACCTCGGCTTGCTCGACCTTGACGGTTCGCGGCGTCTCGGGGATCTCGATCCCGTCGCCCGGCTTGCGGACATCGACTTCGGCCGGGACGTCCCACACGTCCGGGTTGGTGATGCGTGCCGCCACCTCGCCGGGTGGGCTGTCGCCCGGCTTGTACCAGGTGCCGTCGAGGTGGACGTGCGTGGTGAGCTTGCGGACCATCGCGCACCTCCTACAGGACGTCGGCGACCATCAGGGCGCGCGGGTTGGAGATGACCGGCATGCCGACCGCGTCCACGAAGGTGAATTCGCGGAACGGCGGGCCCTCCTTGACGATCATGCCCACGATGCCGGGGGCGTCCTCGAAGGACATCTCCGACAGGTTGCTGTTCACCAACTCCAGCGCGGTGGCCGAGATGCCCCAGGCGGTGTAGCCCAGCGCGCCCGGGGTGGACGGGACGATCATCAGCCGGTCGTCGGCGATGATCGGCGTGGTGGTGCCGTCCACGTCGACAGCCGCGTCGTAGGTGTTGACCGCCGGGACGCCGTTGGACTCCAGCAGGTTGTTCAGCTCGGTGATCGACACCATCGTGCGGCCCTGGGTCGCCCCGAACACCGCGTCGATGATCTCCTTGTTGCGGGTCATGAGACGCATTACCCGGTTGGAGGTCCACAGCGCACCGGCCATCGCGCCGCCGTTGGACGTCTTCCACTGGTCGCACCAGGCGATCAGGTCGGTCAGTACCGTGGCGGTGGTGGTGTTGCTCCACAGGATGGACGGGGCGACGATGTGGCCCTCCGGGGCGCCGTAGTCGGCCTTCAGGCCTGCGGGCTCGTCGCCGCTGGTGCCGGTGAGCATTGTCAGTTCGAAGTCGGTCAGCACGTCGCCGCGCGCCAACTCCATCCTGTTGAGGACCTCGCGGGTCAGCCGCTCGGCGTCGTTGTAGATCGCCCGCTCCAGCGCCGCCATCCGGGTACCGCCGGTGCGGGCCATCTGGATCTGCATCCGCTCGTACTCGCCCATGTTCAGGCTGGACGACAGCGGGGGCAGTCGGACCTTGCCGGTGCGGATGGTGTCGCGCTGCGAGACGTGCAACCGGCCGTCGTAGGTCCGGAAGCGCGCGACCCGGTTGGTGCGGGTCAGCTCTTCGAGGTCGATCTCGATGTCCTCGAAGTACCGGTTGGGCAGCAGCTGGTCGAGGATGAACCCGTCGGTGACGGGCACGTCCCGGGTGAAGCTGGTGACGGCGTCGGGGGGGACCGGACCGTCGAAGACGATTGCCATGATCTATGTCCTCTCGGGTCAGGCGGTGAAGTGGACGAGCTTGAGGTCGGCCTGGCCGTTCGCGTCGAGCGTGAACGGCAACCGCGACAGCTTCACGAAGCCGTGCACGAACAGCGCGCCGCCCGCGTCCTTCGTGGTGTCCAGGAGGTTCGGGACCTTGACGTAGCCGAACAGCAGGCCGGCGCAGGTCTCCAGGCCGCCCGTACCCTCGGTGCCGCCCGCGGTGGTGGTGGCGACGACGACGGTGCCGGTGCCGCCGGTGGGGGTGGTGGTCATCGCCGCGACGTTGGTGTCGGCCAGGGTGCCGCCGAACGTCACAGTCCACGGGCCGCCCGCCGAGCCGGTGACGGTGACGTCCCCCGGAGCGATGTTCGACAGGTTCTCCAAGGCGGTCTGCACTTCGGCCGCCGTGGCCTGGTCGTCCAGGGACGCGGTGGTCTGGCCGTTCCACGTGATCGTGAAGCTGGTGAGACCGGAGCCGCCGACGGTGAGGGTCTGCACCTCGTCGGTGACGCTGTACGGCCCGTACAGCCCGGTCGCCGTGATCTTCGCCAGCGGGGTGCCGGACGGGATGTAGCCGTTGGGGTAGTGGACGCCTGCGGTGAACGCGCTGATGTCCAGAACGATCGACGGGTTGTCGCCGGGGCCGGTGCCGTGGGGGCCGAGGAGCCAGTCGCGCTTCTCGACCTCGTAGTCGGTCCAGGCGACCGCGATGTCGGTCATGGGTGTGCCTTTCAGGAATGGGCCGGGGGCTTCGCGAAGCGCCTCTGCGCCTCGGCCTTGCCCGCGTCACGACCCGGGGTGCGTGAGGGTTGGTGCAATCCCTGCCCCGGAAGGGGTGCAGGTCGCGTGTCCGCCTTGACGAGATACGGCTTGGCCGTGGCGAGTTCGGCGATCAGCGCCTTCACGGCCGCGTCGTCGACATCGCCGTTGTCGTCGACCTTCACGCCGGCGAGCTGGTCACGGAGCTGGATCACCGCGTCGGCCGGGTCGTTGAACCCGGCGTGTGCCGCCGCGGCCTTGACCTCTGCCCCGACCAGTCGGGCGTTGGTCTTCGAGGTGACGTCGGCGCGAGCCGCGGCATCCGCGGCCTTGACGGCCTTCTCCAACTCGGTGGCGTTCTCCTCCTGGAGCTTGTCGAACTCCGCGGCCTTGGCCTTCAGGTCGTCGTAGCCGTCGTACTTGGCCTGGAGTCGCCGCTTCTCTTCGGCGAACTTCCGGTTCACCTCGTCCTGCGTGAACACCTTCGCCGTGGACGGTTCGGTCTTCACGAGGTCCGGCGGAGCGGCCGGCGGTCCGGGGACCGGGGGCGTTACCGAGACAGGAGTGGGCTGGACTTCCTGGGGCTGGGTCACTGCATCCTCCGAAAGGGAGTACCGACGAGAAATCCCGGGGTCCTGGGAGCGCCGTCGTCGTGCGACGCACCTGCCATGGGCAGGCCCCCACCGGTAGGTCAGATCAGGTAGCCGTACCGACGGAGGAGCCGGACGGCGTCCTCGCGGTTCTCGGCGAGTTCGTAGATGGACTCGGGCATGAGCCGCGGAGTGGTCGCGCGCCTGTACCTCTGTCCGATCGGGCGGGCCAGTCCGCGGTCGGCCAGACGTTTGCCTGCCAGGCCGCGGACGGTTGTGCCCTCGTTGGTGACGTACACCTGCTGCCCGAACACTTCGATGCGCTGAAGTCGCCCGATGTCGCGTCCTTCCCGGATCGCCTGGGCTTCCTCGTTGGTCAGTCGGGCGCCGGCAGGTGTGAGGCCGTTTGCCCCGCGGCGAGCGTTGACGACCTGGTTGATGTCGGCGCCGTCCCGGATGGCCTGCGCTCCGGCTTTGGTGAACAGTCGGTCCTGCTCCTCGGCGGCCAGCCCGGCGAAGTACTTCTTCGGGTTGACCGTCCAGTCGTTGGCGTCCTCGCCCGCCGGAATGTGGATACAGTCACATCGGCGATGCCGGTCGAACGCGTGCTGTGAGCGGTACTTGCGGCCGGCCAGCACGGCGCAGCGTGCACAGGACTTGCCCTTGAGCATCCGCACGTACCAGAGGGCCGAGCGCCGGGCCTGCATCCCTGTCTGCACTGACGACCGCGCCGTGTCGGTGATGCCGGTTTTGACAATGCTGTTCGCGACGAAGTCGAAGTGCGAAGCCCAGTCGACGCCGGGTTCACGAAGCGAGTTGGGGGCGAAAACGAGGCTCTGCAACCAGCTCCCGCCACCGTCGCCCTGATCCGCCCAGGCCGTCGGAACCACAAGGGAATCTGCGGATGGGTCCAGTCCGCCCTCTTCGAGGACGTCGTTGAGGTACGGGTCGGCCATCGTCGCGACCCCGACCTGAAGCGCCAAGAGCCGATCGCCGATGGACTGCACCGCGTCCCGCCACGCCTCAGGGGATGAGTAGCCGCGGCGGAGAACCTGTGCCAGTAGCGCCAAGGCCTCCACGACGGCCTCGTCCACCAGGGCGCCGTACGTTTCGCCGACCTCAGCTACGGAGGATGGGAGCATTGGGCACCTGATCCGGGGGCACGGTCGCGTCGAAGTCACGAAGCGACTGGGCCGCCGTCACACCACGGGTTCGCATCCGCTCACGCAGACCCTTCTTGGTCTGCTCCGAGTAGCCGAGGTCCACCCACGCCTGCTCGGCATCGATGACACCGCCGCCGACGCCCTTCACCGCGGCATCCATCTTGGACGCCATCGTCGGGGTGGCGGCGTTGCGCCACTTCGACTCCATGCCGGAAATCTCCGCCGGGTCCTTGCCGAGGATCGCCCACTGGATGCGGCCGGCGCGTTCCCACGCCCCGCCGTACCACAGTTGCCTCTTCTCGGCACGCAACACCAGCCGCTCCAGGGAGAACTGGATCGCCTCGGCCGAAGCCGGATTGTCGCTCGCGTACCCCATGTACAGCGGGGGCAGGCCGTACTTGGATGCCGCGACCTGGGCCAGGGTCTTCAGCGACTCGTGGAAGTTCCGCAGGTCGGAGGCGGGGAACTGTCCGACCTTGGTCTCCGGAGTCGACTCCCCGCGCTTGTCGTTCGCCGCGTGCGGGATGGCCCACACGTCGCCCATGGCGATCTTCCACAAGGGGATCGGCTTGTCGTTCTCGTCGACAAAGTCCTTCTGCGTCGCCCCCACGACCCACTTGCGGCCGACCGCATGGTGCTCGACCGCGGCCATCATGTTCGTGGCGATCTGGTTCGCGCCGTCCAGCGTCGGCTTGAGCTGGAGCAGGTCGGACGTCCCGTAGCCGCGGGTCGGGTTGGTGAGCATCGGCACGAACGGGACGCTCGGCAACGACGGGTCCTCGGCGATCACACGTGACCAGTCGCCGAGCGGCTCGACCTCCTCCAACTTGCCCTGATCGTCCAACTCGAACACCCGGCATCGGCCCGGACGGCGGTCGGTGAGGGTCGGCACTTCGGGTATGTACAGGGCCGCGTGCTTCTGCCCGTGCCCGTCCAGATCCTCGGTCCACTGCTTCATGCCCACCAGCGGCTGCCGGGTCCGCGGGTCCAGCTCGACGGCGACCTGATCGCAGTACTCGGTGGTCACCATCGGCGAGCCGCCGGGACCATCGGGTCCGACCATCAGGAAATGCAGGCCGGCCACGCTGGATGCCTTGTGCGCCTCGTCGCTGGCCACCGCGAGGTCGTTGTCGTTCCAGGACTTGACCAGCTCGTCCACCGGCAGCTCGCCGGACAGGAAGCTCTCCAGCCGCAGCCGTTCGATCACCGACTCGATGACCAAGTCCGACCACGGCAGTAGCAGGGCGGGGAACCGGTTGTCCTGCTCCGCGATGATTCGCGCGACGTACACGAGATCCTGTTCCAGGTTCATGTACTGCCACCACAGCAACGCCGAGCGGCGCTGGTGCTCGGCCCGCGCCGTCAACCTGGCCAGCCACTGTTCCGGCGTGAGGTCGGAGAGCTTCACCCAGACCTCCTCACCTGCTGGACACGACGATCTTTCGTCGCGGCGTCTCGTCGGACTGCTCGGGTAGTGGGTCGCGCTTCCAGGCGTTGACTGCCATGGCCGCGGCGGGGACGGCGTCGATGCGTGATCCGCCCTTGTCACGGTTGGGTTTCACCGGCCGGATCAAGTCGGGGTTCATCTTCGAGCGGGCGACCTCGACGGACTCGAAGCAGAACCGGGCGACCGGGTTGCCGTGGGTCAGGAGCAGCTCGTCCTTGACCAGGCCCATCAGGTCGGTCATGCCCGGGCTGATGCGCTGGAAGGTCTGGTTGTAGGAATCGATCTCCCACACCCCCGTGCGCTTCTCGACCTCTTGGATCACCGGCTCCATGGACCACTGGTCGGCATCGACGGCGCGGATGTCGAAGTCTCGGGCGTCCTGCTCGATGCGGTCGTAGACCCGGCCGTAGTCGACGACGTTGCCCTCGGTTACTTCGATCCAGCCCTGCTTGGCCCAGCGGGAGAACTTGTCCTCGTTGTGCTTGTCCAAGGCGGGCAGTGCGGACTCCGGAAGCCAGAAGCGCCAGAGGGCGTGTATCCACTGTTCTTCCGGAACGAGGAGGCACCAGGCGGTGAGGTCGAACTTCGCGGACAGGTCGAGGCCGGCCCACGCGACCTTCCCGACAAGGCCGGCGCGGTGGTAGTCGGGGGTGAGCCACAGGTCCCCGGCGGAGTCGTCGTAGAGGTGCATCGGCATCCACCGGTGCACCTGCGCTACGCGCTGGTTGCCCTGGAACTGCTTGAACCCGTTCTCCTTCGAGGGCTCGTTGCGGGCCTCCAGCGCCTGCCTGCGCATCGCGTCGCGCGACTTGAACTGGTCCAGGGCAGGGTTCGACCATTTCCAGTTCGCCTCGTCGAAGACGTCCGTGGAGATCGGTAGGTGCGGGTGACCGGCGAATGTGCGCCGAATGCCTTCCAACTGCTCGTCGGTGGACGGGATCTTCCTGACGAAGCTGAACGCGTGCGGCGCGCGGGTCGGGTCCTCCTGGACCCGCTCCGCCTCGTCGATCAGGTCGGCGCCGAACGATGCGGGGTCGTTGGTTTCGGTCGTGGTCGCCAGCATCAACTCTTGGAGACGCGTGCCGGCGGCGGTCGTCATGGCTTCCCACAGCGAACCGTCGGGCTGCGACAGCACCTCATCCAGGTTGAACCCGTGCGGGTTGTGCCCTAGCTCGCCCTCCGCGTCCGCGGTGAGGATCTCGTAGTGCGATCCGGTCTTCTCGTCGACCAGCCGGCGGGCGTTCTTGATGTGCTTGAGCCGCTTCGACAGCACCGGCGACAACTGCACCATCCGCAGCGCGGGCTCGAACACCTTCCCCGCCTGTTTGGTGTCTTTCGCCGCGCAATAGACCTCGGCGGAGTCCTCGTCGTCGCCGACCAGCATGTACAGCTGGATGCCCGCGGCCAACTCCGACTTGCCGTTCTTCCTCGCCACCACGATGTAGGCGATGCGGTAGCGGCGGGCGTAGCACTTCCACTCGTGCGACCACTGGACCTCACCGAAGAGGGGTCGGACGATCTCGTACTCCTGCCAGTCCAGCAGGACGAACGCCGTTCTCTTCAGTGGCCCCTTGATGTGGACGAGCAGTTCGCGGAAGAACGCCACCACCCGGTCGGCTCGCGGCTTGCAGTAGTGGGCGCCGTACTTCTCGCACGTCTCACCGCGGAACCGGTACAGGCACAAATCGCCGGAGTCGTCGTCCGGTCGCCATCGGTCGTCGAGGTCAACCGGAGAGGAGGTCGGCTCCTGGTTCACGAGGCGCCTCCCCGATGCTCAGCGACGCCCTGTCGCTCGGCGTCAAGCCAAAGCGAGCCGCGTACCGCTGCACCTGGGCGTCCGCCTCGTTCAGCACGAGGGTCCACGGGTTCTTGCCGAGCCGGTTCCCGGTCTGCTCGCCGTTCTTGTTGAACACCGGCATCTCGATCACTTCACCCTCGCGGGCGAGGGCTTGGGCGGCGTTGCGGCGGCGGACCACCGCATCACACCAGCAAGCGAACGCCTCGGTGTCCCACACGGTCAGCACCTGCTTGGCCTTCAGGTCGTCGGCAAGTCTGTCCCACACTGCGCGGGCCTCGTCCGTCAGCCAGTCCGGGGGCTCCACCGACAGGTCGGCCGGCTGAGGCTCGTTCTGGTTGATCCGGTCCTTGCGCTCACCGTGCAGCAGCGCGAGCTTGGTGGGCCGCTTGCTCGGTCCCCTCTGACCCATCCTGATCACCTCCCGGTACGGCGGAGTCGAAAACCTGGCAGCGGGGGATGTCCCC